CTATTCAAAACCGTCTTCAATCACATCGCCCGTAGAATCTAAAAGAACCGAGTTGCGGGCTTTGCGATAGATGATTTGTCCCTGAATTGTTTTACCGGAACTGTCTTTGATTGGGTTTCCACTTGAGTCTTCGATGTTATCTAAGAACACGAACTCGTTAGGATATCCTGCGAAAGCCGTTCCGGTAATAATTGTACCGTCTGCTTTGTGAGCTGTATAACCCTTTAACAAAGCTTCTTCCGTAACAGTATCGCCGGTAAGGTCGATCAAAACTTTATTGCCGAATACGACTTTATTCGCAGCCATTTGACAAACCCTCCTTATCCGATCGTAACAGTCTTCCCTCCGGCAGAGTTGTCGGTTTCTACATACGGGATTGCCTTAACTGTAACCTGAGATAAGCAGTTGTACTCTTCATCCGGCATGATCGTCTGAGCTTCTTTGGACGGTGTTACTTCCTTGCTCTGCGGTTTCATATCCTCAGAACCAGACATAGCACCCTCAACGCCAAGAATCGTCACACCCTCACGAATGTTAGTAGCAATAAGCTTTGCCTGTTCGGTGGCGTCAATAGACACCTTACCAGAGCCATCATGATAACCTTGCGGTACTGTATATTCTCCAGCAACAGTTGAGATGGTACCTTTAACCGCACCGTTGTTCTTCATAGTACCTGTAAGCTTACTTCCACGGGCGTGCGCGGTCTTTCCTACGAGAATCTCTGCGACAGCCGCAGTATCCTCGGAAGTGTCGCTGTCGAATGTACAGGTACCTGTGATCTTTGTACCGCTCTTATCATGAGCAGTAATACCTTTGAGGATCTTATCTGCACTGACGGAATCGCCAGTAAGATCGATAAGGACATCCCCCCCGTAAATGACTTTGTTTACATTCAGATTTGCCATAATGTTTAGTCCTCCATGACACTTTCATTATTTTTCTTTATCAGCAGTCTTGTTGTACTGGGATGTACTGATTCCAAGGATAACACCAAGGAAAGTATCAACCGCAGTGATGGTTCCGACTACCTGCTCTCCATACGGGAGACCCCAGATTCCAGCCAGTGCAAAATATAATGTACCAGCAGCCGGAAGCAGATACATAGCAATCCACTTAAGGATGTCGTATGTCTTGTTACTCATGCTCATTGTGCTCTTCCTCCTTCTCTATAAATTTATGAATCGGGAGTTTGTCCACCTCCTGCATAATTCGCTTTGCTGAACCATTCCCGCCCATACGTTCGTAGGGTTCGTAGAGATATACCCTCAGATTTTCATATTCATCCTGGGTTACACACCCACGGTCAATATATGACATTCCAAGATACATGATCCTGTCATGTGCCAATCCAATAAGCATCTCTGTTTTAACATCTTTTTGCTCGCTTTTCTTTTGCAAATAGGCCCACAGCCCAGAAGATGCAAGAACTGAGCTAAAGATCGTAAGTACAACCTGAAACCATGGTTCCATCGTTTCCTCCTTCTTTATGTGCAATCATGCAGACCTATCAGAAACAATCAGCTTCTTGTTGACTATTGTGATTTTCTTACTAAATAGGTCTTCGTAAAGCTGTATTAAATTCTTTCGTTGTTCTCTGGATAAGAGCTTATAATGACCTCCCATCCAACCGCGAAACATGTTCTCGACATTGTCGTAATCCGCTTCTTCATTTCCAACCTTAACGGCAAGTTTCTTGAGTTTTCTACGCATGGCGGTAACTCGATCCGGATTTATTCGTTTGATGACTTTACCAGTATCTGTAAGTGTGTACTTGATTTGCAGGAATTTGTATTTGCTCGAAATCTTAACGATTCTAGTTTTCTTACGATTGATATGGATTCCCAGTTCAGCTGCAATTTCACAGATGTTTTCGAGCAAGTCTTCAAGCTCTTCTTTACTGGGATTCATGATGTACCAATCGTCCATATACCTTCCATAAAATTTCTGCTGACGTACATACTTGACGTAATTGTCAATGGGATACGGATAATAAATTCCAATGACTTGCGAAAGCTGGTCTCCAATATTGACAGACTTCTCCATCCACTTTTCGCCAGTGAGCTTCTCTTTTGGAATGTTCCGATACTCCAGTTTATTGAAAGTATCGATCATACAAGCCTCGTATTCCTCGTCAGACATGTACGAAACATCGACCTGGAAGCCCTTAAATATCAACGTTAAAAGCCAGTCAATAAACTCATCGTCATCGAACAGCTTCAGCAATTCTCGTTTGGCAATCTCATGGATAATATTGTCATAGAACTTTGAAAAGTCACCGAATAGAATATAACCGTCATTTCCGTATAATTGGTAGTATTTGTGGAGATGGATTTCGAATCGTTTTCTCTGTTGTGAAATTCCGCGCCCCTTGATAGATGCGCAGTTATCATAAATGATATGTTTCCTAACTTCTGGAAGTAAAACCTCATCGCACAGAGAATGTCGGACGATGCGATCGCGGATTTGAATGCTTGTAATAGGTCTTATCCGGCCTCTTTCGTGCAGCTCGAATTCTTGTGTCGGTCCATTTTGAAGTGTCCTATTGATGATATCATCTTGGATTTCAAATATGTACCGCAGGAAATTCATCATGAATTTTTGCGTCGATTCTTTCCATTTGCTGCTCTTTACAGAGACCTTATAAGCCCTATACAAGTTATTGGCGTCACAGACAATCTCCTCGTAGTTCATAACCTATTCACCGTTATAACAATACTTACCGTAGTAAATTGTATTAGGCTTTATTATTTATCCTTGCGGAACGGATAGCATCTCCTTCTTCGTTGGTTAATCGAAGAATCCGGACGAACTCCATTAGAGTTCGAAGCGTTGTTGTAGTTCGTATTGCCATTGTTGTTCACATTGGCAAAGTTAGCCGAAGAAACGACGCAATTTTTTAGATGTTACCCTTTTTCTAACCGCGACTTAATCGCCATGTCTCTTTGACGCCACCTTTTTATCAATCCGATTTCTCGGTCGATAGCTTTAACATACCGGTTGTATAAATTCAGATCTACATCAAATATTTCAACAACCCGTTGTAACTCATTGATGAGCTGCTCGCAATTTACAATGGCCGCATTCTGGTAATCTCTCCTGGTCTCGTACTCGTGCATTGACCGTGGGTAAATGGTATTTGCCGCTCTAACATTGCTCGTTATTAAGGAAGCACACTGATTTACTTTCGATTTGAAACTCCGCATCAGTTCTCTGTACTTAGCAAAGTTTTCTTCCGAAATTTCTCCATACGCATACTTCTTCCGAACAAAGCTGTCCACATCCTTAACACCAAATCCCCTTTGCATAAGGAGTATCAGCATATCATGCAACTCGATCGAGTACGTAATCGCTTCGAATTTTGACTCTTTCCTGTCGCCTAACAGAACACTCATTCGTAATCTTTACCAGTGATCTCGGCGAACTCCTCTTTGGTGATCCAGCCCATTTTCACCGCATTACGAACTCTGGTCTCATTCCACATTTTCATGCTGTACCAAAGCTTTACTTTACTGTAATTCTTGCTATGTTCCATGGTGATCTCCCTTCTTAAAGCTCTACATTGGACATCATTGCAATGTAGGCGATGTCAGACTGCATTTTGGTTCTGGCAAATTCCTCCTCAGAAATATCTCTAAGGACAAACCAGTATTCCCCGGGAACCTGCTCAACGATCTGAACAAGTTCCATGTTTGGATGAACAGTCTCAGTTGTTCCGTCGCTGATAGTAACCGGAGAGCAGTTATCTGCAAATACGGATTCCTCGATCTTTTCTGTGGAAATGAAATTGTTTCCGTTCAACTTAAGATTGGAAATCTCAGTTCCATCACCGAGGGTAATTTTATAGATTTTTTCTTCCATGATTAGAAGCTCCTTTCAAAAATATAAACGGGGCACAAGGCCCCGCGATTTTAATTAACCAACCGGGAAGACCGGACGAACTCCAAGAGAGACCGAAGCGTTGTGGAAGGCCGTATTGCCATCGCTGCCCACAAAGGCAAAGTCAGCCGAAGAAACGACGTCTCTTAACCACTGGTTGTAAGATCTGTTTACGATGAATTTAGGGCACACCATGAACAACGCCAGCTGAGTCTTGCTGATTGTGTAGATACTCGGAACAGTAGAACCGTCAGAAGTCGGACTAAAATGAAGATGTCCATACATCATAGGTTCGTTCGGGAGCTCAATACTGGAATCAAACCATGCTCCACCGGACGGTCTTCCGTTTGCAACCGCATTGCACAGGTATTCTCTGTGAGTAAGAACAGAACCCTGGAAAGCCGCATTGACGATTGTCTTTGCGTTCGCCAGGTTCTTTTTATACATCTCAGAACCAACGTATCCACCGGTTGTAATATTGGTAGTATTCATCTGTGCATTGTAAAGCGCTTCATCCGGCATGATCACAAGATGATGGCTGGTAAATGCAGTGTCACCGCAGTTGTACCAGTAATCCATATCAACGATACGCCAGATACGGCCTCCGATACTCCAATAATCGCCAAGGAACATTCCTTTAAAGGAACCATCCTTAATAGCGGCTTTCTGTACCGCTGTCAGAGCTGTTCCGAGATTTTTACCTCTGAAGATAACTCGGCGAAGCTCCACTGGAGCAAAGCTATCTAACATGGCAAAGAGTGCATCTTCAGCGGCGATAGCCTTGTTTCCGTCCGCAGTCCCGATGAGTAATTTGTTACCAGATACCAGCTCGTTGATCTGGGTAAGTTCGGAAAGATTTACCCCTCCGATAAAATCTTTGGAACTTAAAAGACCAATTAACGCCTTTGCTAAAGCATCTGCTGCAATAGTCTTTGTCCCGTTAGGTCCGTCAAGCAGGAAAATATTACTTGCTGCTAATGCCTGGACCTTTTCGTAGTCTGTGATTTTCATTTAATGAATCCTCCTTTATTTGATGACAAAAATAGCCCGTCCTTCGATAACATCACCATTACTGTCACGGAGAAGATCACTGGAATATGTACGTCCAATGACCGTATCCAAATTGCTGTCAGTAATGGATGCGTCCGAAGAATCGAGCACGTCTCCGTAAGTACGGTATCCATTGTCATAAAGCTTCTGATATACCGTGTATTCATTTTCAAGGTTGGAACTGAACTGGTTAAGAATATCTACCTGCTCCTGCAATTCCAGAAGCTTTTTCGCAAGACTCGCCGCTGTATTGCTATCCAACAGTGCCTGTAACTGCTCAAACCAATCGCGAAATTCTGTTTCTGATTTCTGTTTCCAATCAGCCATTTCCGCAGTATTGATGCTTGTGTATTCGTTGAACCACGCCTCCCATTTTTCTTTCCAATAGGTACTTGTGGCTTCCATATCTGCTGTATGCTCCGAGTACCAAAGGTTCCACTGAGCTTCCCATGTCAAATATGCCGACTGAATCTCCTCAGTCTGTGCCAGGAACCAGGTAGACCACTGCTCTTTCCAAAACTTATTTGTTTCTTCCATATCAGTAGTCTGCTTTTCGTAGAACTCTTTCCACTGGTCCTGCCATTGGGCAATCAAATCATCGATTTCAACCTTGTCCAATGGAGCCGTCACGAATGGACACTCTGAAGTTCCAACGCAGTTCGTGATGTTAGCCTGTCGAATAGAAGTGACCCCGGCGCCGACATAAATATACGCCAGTGGATATTGCCAGCGATCATTTGTCTTCACCATCGTAGGTTTCGTTGGATTCGATGCTGGGGTTCCTTTAATGATTTTGATGTCATTTGCTCTGACGGCCTCTCTCGAATCCACTTCAAGTACAACTGCATCATATCGGTTCAGCAGAATCTCGGACTGTGGAACTACTAACGGTAACAGAGCGTCATTCAGTGTCCAAGTGTGATTGAACCAGGCTCGTCCGACACCAACGTTGATAATCATTGCTTCCGATTCTTTTACAACCATTGCAGTTCCGACATGCTGCAAGATTCCGTCCTGAATGATTCCATCGAAAATGCTGGACATCTGAATAGCATCGTAGCGCCGATCTCCTTCTTTTGAATTATAAAATCCAAATGTTACACTCACTTCTTCATCACGCTCCTTCCTGTTCTATAGTCTTAAAAGTCGGATAGACGGAATAACCGTCCTTATCTTCTGAACGAACAATTTCAAGAATACGAGCTTTTGTCTCGTGTCCGTATTCGTTCGCAATCTGTACAATGTCCCCGTTAAAGAAATCTTTTCCATACTGGAACATGATAGTTGTTTCCGTTTCTCCCTCAAATGAGGTAATGCTCACATTTTCTGCAAGTTTTTCTTTTCCTCTTTGCTGCAACTGAGCCATATACTCGGCATCGGTCAATGCATCATCACTTCCAACATTCGAAGAGATGTCACGAGCATCCGTAAACAGTTCCCTACGATTCAAACCAGAACCACCGCCAACTGTAGTGTATCTTCGACCAGCACCCTCGCCTTCTCCACCAACCAAAGTCACGGTTTTCAACGAAGCTTTGGATTCGATATAGTTACTGTTGATGATATTCTCAAATTTCGGAGAAAATATAACGTATGGATTCTCTGTCTGATCGTATGACCTGTCAGAACCGGCATACAATTCAAAGACGAACTGCTTTTCATCGTTCAGCGTAATCTTGAAACCGATACCCTGCTCCTCGCAAATTTTCTGAATGACATCGTATAGATTATCACCTGTATATTGAGCTTCCAGTTTCAACTTTGTAATTGCCGGGTCGATTGATTCTTTGAAAATAAAGTTTGGAATTTTTCGATTGCTGTCTGATGGGGAAATTACATTCTCATTGAGCAATGTTTTAATTCCATTTTGAAGATTTCCGCTTAATAGCTTCTGTCCCCAGACGATTCGCCTATCGAGAATAGATTCTAACGAGCGTCCAGTAACCGTTACATGGTTACCGTCTTCGGTATCGGAAGTAATCTGGATTTTTTCTACGATCATCACATGCTCAGATTCCTTGCTCTGCAAATAATAGTCCTGTTTGATATATTCCAGAAGACCATCTCGCATTGCTTCATACAGCTCAAAGTCACCATAGGCATAATACCGATCAGTCCAGATGAAGGATTCGTACGTATCCACGATGGAGACTGCATCCAGGTCAGTGTTTAAAATCATCACATCCATAGTGCTTATACCCCCTCGTAGACAATACGGTTCTCAATCTTAAACTGTAAATTTGTACTTCCGTACTCAGCTGTATAAGCAAAGATGTTGTCACCCTTCGCAAGCTGGAACCAATCTGCATTTTTATCCAGGCAGTTCAAGATGTTTGTAGTCTTTCCGTTCCTAAGAAGCGTAATCGACTTGTTTCCTTTTACAGTGCAGATGATAATTTCGTCACCTGCTATAATTCCAGAGCCAGTGAATTTCTCCAATTTATCGGTATCGATCCGCATCACTTCACGAGTACCGGTATTATAGATTGTGATATTGCTGGCTTCACCGATTGCATGAATCGTAATAGTCACTCCAATTTCAGCGTCGCCATTATACACAACCACCTGCTCTGTTTCATTTTTGATTTCTCCCATTTCCAGCAACGGGTCCTGAAGCGATTCGTTACTGAAAGGAAACTCAAACAGTGCCTCTACGCCATAGAAGATAGTCGTGTTGATTCCGTCTTTTCCAGCAGAATAAAAGAAAGGATTCGGACACACGATTGAGATATCCGAACCCTCATCTTTACTGAAGATTGCTGGATCATTTGATTCGACGTACCCTTCAATCTCCGCCTGCCTGTTATCGGTTTCAATAAGCATTGTGAGTTTCTTTTTAATAGGAAAATACTTGTATGAAAGCTGTCTTACGTCTTCGATGGAATCCTTCCACATATACGCAAGAGAAATAACAATGTTTCGGCTCGGCATCCTTGAAGAATTGAACAGGCTTCCATCGTTTGTAGCGATTTCTGTCGTATTGATGTTCGCTTTTCCCGGCCCCAAGCCAGTTACAGACTTGATGATGAAACCGGATTCCTCCGGTCTCGCTAAATCAAGTCGGATACTATCGCCAAGATAGTTTGTAAACGTGACTGCTCGAATCAAGTTTCCACCATCCTTTCCATCGCCGAGAACTGATTCTTCGTCTGCCGATAAATCTCCGTTCTCGACAGTGCCTTAGGCGAATAGTTATTCTGTACAAATTTGTAAGAGTTTCCTGTATTCGGATTGGTATCTTCATTTTGAAGATTCCGCTCACGTGATGCTGCAATTCCTGTGCTGACAGTCAACGCCTGTGATCTGCTAAACAGTGTATTCAGTCGATGGCTCTTCTCTTCAATGTCTGACAGATCCAGAATCGGTCGAATCATAGGCTGAGTATCAACGCCGTTGTCGATCATATCCTTTACCTTTGCGATTGCGTTTCCAAGACCTGTTTTTGCTGATTTAGCCATATCGGCACTTGCGTTGTATGCCTTTACTGCATAGGTTCCGATTGCATTGACGAATCCCAATCCAAAGAAATCACCGATATGGTATCCTACTCTGGAAGGTGAATGTTCATCCAATTCGTCTTCTGCTGCTTCTGCCGCAGCCCTTGCCATTGCTCTGGCTTTCGCTTCTGCGTGATATGTGTTCTCACTGATTCCATCAGCAAAGCCCTCTACCAGGTAAGCACCTGCCTGTTTAAACTGATCATGGTAGTCCCGGATAGCCGTTACAGAAGCATTAAGATTCCCGGTGAAGGCAGTTTTTACTTCTTCGGCTTTTTCCTTAATGCCAGCAATGAACTTAATCATGCACTGCATTCCTGCATTTTGAAATTCCGGATACTTGTTCGCAATAGCTGTGAGGCATGAACTTAAGATGTTTACAAACGCATTTCTAGTTTCGTAATCTTTCGATTTGATTCCGGCAATGAATTTGATCATGAGGTTCGCACCTGCCGTATTGAACTGGGTTTGCTTGTTGTTGATAGCAGTAACACAACCGCTAATTATATTGGTAATGGCAGTTTTGGTATTTCCGTCCTGAGATTTGATTCCGGTGATGAATTTCGTCATCAACGTAGAGCCTGCCGTATTGAACTGGGTTTGATAGTTTGTAAGGGTCGTAAGTACAGCCTGCATCATGGTCGTAAACGTAGATGTCATATTGCTCTTTTGCGCATTAGCCGCATTGATGAATGTTGTCAGCATAGATGTTGCGGCTGATGTCACTCTTCCGCTCGCATCTGTAAATGCGTTAATAAAGCTGTCGATTCCGTTATTTCCAAGCTGTGTAAGCGCTGTACTGAAACCGCTCATACCACTCGTATCCAACTCAGCCATTCCCTTAGCCATCTCAACAAGGCGATTTACCTGTGTGATTACGCTCGACATGATTCCGGTATCAATTCCAGAAATAGAATCCGAATAACTCTTAATTCCACTTCCGAACTGAACCAGACTATCACCGAAACCGCCAAGATCGTTGTCGCCAGTAAACCAGCTTACAAGTCCTCCGGTATTCGGGATTGTATTGGCAAGTTCTACAAGAGCTTTACCAGCTGTTGCCGAATTCGTAATAGCCGCAGAATCCATGCCCATAATAGCTTCGGAATATGCCTTCATAGCCTCACCAAATGGTACAAGCTTTTCGCCGAAAGTATCAACATCGTTGTTTCCGGTAAAGAATGCCACGACGCCACCGGTATTCGGAACTGTATCCGCGAGTTCGACCAAAGCCTTACCTGCCGTTGCAGAATTGACGATTGTATCGGCTTCCAGTCCACGAACTGCATCGCCAAATGCTTTCATGGCTTCGCCGAATGGTACGAGCTGTTTTCCGAACTCGCCCATATCGTTTTCGCCAGCAAAGAATCCTACAACACCACCCGAATTCGGAATGGTTGTTGCCATCTCTGCCATCGCCTTACCGGCGATTGCTGCCTCAGTGACTGCGTTTGCATCAAGTCCGGTAATTGCGTCTCCGAACTGTTTCATAGCTTCACCGAACGGTACAAGCTGCTTTCCAAAGGCAGTCATGTCATTTTCTCCTGCGAAGAACGACACTAATCCGCCTGTATTTGGAATTGTGGCTGCCATTTCAGCTAATGCTTTACCAGCCGTCGCTGCGTTTGCCACGATTTCTCCGTCCATATTTCCGATAGCCAGCGAGAAATCTCGCATAGCTTCGCCAAACGGTACAAGTTCCTCTCCGAACTTAGATAAAGATGATCCTCCTGTAAGCCAAGAAGTCAATCCCTGTAAAATATCAGCCGCCGTCAGAATAAGCACTGTCTCGGCTAATGCCTTTACTCCGTCCATCATAGATGGCCGAATCTGACTTGCTCCCTGTAAGAACGGCTGAACATTATTCATAAAAGCAGATAAATCAGCTCCAATCTGTGGGAACTGACTCGACACACCGCTCATAAATCCACCGACAATTCCGCCAACGAACTGACCGATTGCCGTTCCGATACCCTGTAAAAGCTTTCCACCTTCTCCGATGAGCCAAGAAAGTCCTGGAAGTTTCGACAAGAGGCCGACAGCTGCAAGCACTAATGCCATCTCAGCGACAACTGCCCCCATTCCAAGAATTCCAACCATTGCTCCAGGAACAAGTGCTGCGGTTGCACTAAGAGCAAGCATAATAGCCGATAACAGACCGATTCCGGCTATTCCTTTCAGTAAAGCCCCAGTATCAATTCCGCTTAATGCATCGACGACACCGGTAAAGAACGCCATAAGAACATCAATTCCAGCTTTAATCAGTGATGGCAGATTACTAGCAATACCCTCTAAAATTCCAATAAGGAACTTGAAGGCTAGATCTACGATTTGAGGCGTGTAAGTAGCAAGTGCTGCTAATACACCGACTACTAATTGTAAAGCTCCGTCTGCCAACTGAGGTACACAAGATACAAAGACATCAATCAGAGTTAAAATGACTGCTTTTACAGCCTCGCCGATAGCTGGTGCTCCAGCGGCGATAACTTTGCAGATCGCAATAATCCCTTCTCCAACTTTTGTAAGGACAGCCGGAATTAAGCCAGCGATACCAGTAACGATAACCGTCAGTGCTGCTACGATTGCTGTTGCTCCAGCGGCACCGGCAGTTGCCAGCGCTGTGAATCCGATCGCGAGTGAAGAAAGTCCTGTGCCGGCCGCAAGTAAACCTGCTCCGATTGTAAGTATCCCAACACCAATTAACGCAAATGCTCCAGATAACGCGAGAATGGTCGGAACCAATGGTGTAAGAACCGCACCCGCTACTCCGATAATCGTGAATGCTCCGGCAATGGAAATAAGCCCTTTTACAATAGCTTCCCACGATAATGCTCCTAAAATACTGAGTACCGGTGCAAGAACAGCTAAGGCTCCGGACGCAACCAATAATGCTGCCGATCCACCAAGCGTACCTTTCATAAAGTTGAGGCTGATAGCTAACTCAGCTAAAGCCCCGCCCATAACAGTAAGACCTCTACCAATTTCTTCCCACTGCATACCTCCGAATTTACTCATACAGTTTGCAATGATTTCAAGTGCACCGCCGACAATAACAAGACCCGTTCCAATTCCAATCATGTTCTTCGGCATCAGCTTAACTGCGATGGCTACCTCTGCTAGTGCGACGCCAATAGCTGTTAAACCTCTGCCAATTTCATCCCACTGTAACTGACCGAAATCTTTTACAGCGGAAGCAAGGATTTTCATTGCTGCACCGATAGTAATTAACGCCATACCAGTAGACATCATATGTTTCGCATTTCCAGCCAAATTCGTAAAGATCGCAAGCTCAGCAAGTAATCCACCGATTCCGGCTAATCCTTTTCCAATCTCGCTCCACTCCATCTGACCAAAATCTTTGCAAGCGGATGCCAGAACTTTCATTGCCGCCGACAGAATAACAATTCCAGTCGCAGTGCTAAGCATTTTTCCGTTAAATTTTGCAACTCTAATGAATACAGCAATCTCAGCAAATAAGACTCCGACTCCTGTTAATCCACGTCCAAGTTCATCCCACTGTAATTTCGATAAATCCCTACATGCCGAAGCCAGGATTTTGATAGCTGCTCCAAATATAATTAAGCTGGTAGCGCCTTTCATAACTTGTTTCTGACCGCTTGCCATGGCTTTAGATGATGCAACAACAATAGTCGTAAGACCAGCAATTCCAACCAAGCCTCTCGCAAGTTCGCCCCAATCAAGATCTGAAACTTTCTTCAAAGCTCCTGCCAGAATAGATACTGCAACCGACATAGCAATCATTGCGGTACATGCTTTAGCTACTTTTCCTGTATCGCTGCTGATTTTATTGAAAATTGTCATCGCTCCAAGTAAATTAGCAAAGAGTACAGTGATAGCTCCAAGAGAAGCTGATAGTTTATCACTATCGATCAGGGAAATTGCAACGATAGAACCTGCAAGCAAAGCGATTGCTGCTCCGATTTTAAGTAACGTTCCGGCTTTAAGATTTGTCTGATATGCCTCAAAGCAACCTCTAACGCCGTCAAGGATTCCAGTTACTCCTTCAAGAACGCCATTCAACCCCTCAAGAGGTTCTGTTACACTTTTTAAGAATTTAGAAATTGATAAAGCAATTCCACCAACAGCGATACTGTTAAGAACATCAAGAACGCCGCTAAAATCTGCATTTCCGAGTTTCTCAGCGAGTGTTCCCATCATAGTTCCGACTGCATCGGCAATACCGCCAGCAATTACTTTCACGGCGGTCCACAATGCTTCCATAACTTTGAGAAATTTACATTTTTCAAGTGCTTCTCCCATCATCTCGAAAGCAACGATGACTCCGCTCTTCATTTTTCCAGCACCATCACCAATCTGAGCCATGCGATCATGTACTCGTTCAAGGAATGAGTGGAATAATTCAAATCCAGGAAAATCAAACTTCTCCCCGGCAGTTTTTCCAAATTCTTTTACTTTTTCTCCGGCAGTTTTAACAAACGTAATAGCTGTCTTTACGATATCAACAACCGTCGAAACTGCTTTGCCAAAGACATCTGTCTTCTTTACCGTTTCATCAAGCTTAACAAGATACTCACCGAAACTTCCAGTAAGTGATAACACTCCGTTTCCAGCCGGTAAGAAAAGACCAATCAATTCGCCGACACCACCGGCAACAGCTTTGAAAGCTTGTCCGACGATATCAAGCACTGCAAATACGCCTTTAAACGTATTCTTCAGATTCTTTGAACTTTCTTCCCCCATTTTGAATTTTGCTGTCAGATCACGGATACGCTCTGTGATTTCAGCTAACTGTTTTCCAGTCATTGGCGGAAAGATTTCGTTGAATGCATCTCGAACCGGCTTGGCAACACTAACCAGTCCCTCGAAAACATTCTTTACTGCTTCGATCATCATGGTACGACCGCCAAGGTCTTTCCAATCCTGAAGCATTTTATTTCTCGCATCGGCAGAAGCATTGATTACGGCACTGAACGTATCGCTCACCTCGGTAAGTAATTCTTTCGCCTCCTCAAAGTCGCCGACGATAATTTCCCAGCTTTGTGTCCATCCGGACTGGGCAGCCTCTTTCAACGTATCGAACAGCTGAGTAAAAGTCTTTACTTTTGTTGCCGCATCGTTCGCCGTTTTACCCATCTCCATAATGGATTTGATCTGGTCATCGGTATACCCCATGGTCCGAAGCTGATCTTCGTTGAGATCACCTGTAAATTTTGCCAAGGTTTCAGTCAAGATGTCAGAAGTAAGCCATCCTTTACTAAGGGTCTCTCTGAATGAGCCCTCATCTTTAATCATTTCATCAATAGCAATTCCATGAACTTTAGCCGTTTCTTTCAGTGCATCCTGGAATACCTGACCACCCATACCAGCGTTTACGACTGAGTTCCAGTCCTGCAATTTTACTGTTCCTGCCGCTAATGCCTGTGAAAGCTGATACATAGCGGTACTTGCCTGCTGAGAGTTGGAACCTGAAACAGCAGCAAGGTTCGCAATACCCTTGATAGCTGCTACAGATGTGTCAAGATCCACGCCAGCCGCGGTGAATGTACCAATGTTACGGGTCATTTCCGTAAAATTGTAAATGGTCATATCTGCGTAATGGTTTAATTCATCTAACGCATTATTTACCTGGTCGAGAGTAGTTCCTTTTGAAGAGGTATTTGCAAGGATTGTCTGAACGGCATTGATCTGGGTCTCATACTCCTCGAAACCGGATTTAATCGGATCGATTGTAAAAGCAGAGACCAGATTTTTTCCAGCAGCAAGTGCAGAATTGGTAATGTTCTGTAAAGCGGTAATTGCCATTACTTCCAATGCGGAAAATCGCACTCGTACAGTCTCAACTGCATTGCTAAGCGGTGACATATTTCCACTGCATTTATTTGCGGCATCATTTACGGTTTCTAAGCCTTTTGCTGCCCCTTCGAGGTTAAGACTCTTCTTCAACTTATCGAGGCTTGATAAACTGGTCTGAATATTCTGCTCAAACTGCTTGTTATCAAACCGCATTTCGACGACACGTTCGTCAACGGTTGTACTCATAGCTTAGTAACCTCCTTCCATGCCGCATCTGCAATTTTGTCAAAAATAGGCTGGATAGCAGGATTGATGTAGTCTCGCCCCTGTACCCAGCCGCCGTTTCTTGTTGCATGTCCGTACTGCAAAATAACTGCAATAGGGACTCCATTTTGAATATTTGTGTTATAAAAGCTGATTGACACGGAACCTTGCTTCTGCTCGATCTTGTAGTGCCACGAATTTGCTGTCCGTCCTGTATCAACTGGTGTTGCAGACGCAAGGGCGGCTACGCCCTCTCGACCATACTTATCGAGGTCACCGAGACGAACCGATTCCTTTGCTCGCTCTAAGAATCGAGTCAGCTTAGAAAAATCACCCTTTTGTCTGAACGTGATCATATGAATCTCCTACTTTGCTAAGTAAGCACTGGATGAGAAGCCAGTATACTGCACACCATCAAGTACAAACTGGATGTACAGCCACTTAACTCCGTTTGCCATTGTATAGTAGCCATAGCATTTAACCTTAGTACCAGCCGGAATTTTACAAAGAGCTTTCTTATTGGTTCCCGCATCATTACGACAATAAAGAACTGCTGTTGTTTTGTATTCACCAGCATGGGCTTTGTTAAACTGCTTGGCAGAACATGTAGCCATCACTTTCTTCGAAACTGACTGGTTCTGATCCTGTTTGGTGTTGGACGGTGTTACCGCCGATCCATTCAGAATTTGATTAACCATGTTCTGAACTTCAGAGTAGCTGTATCCGTACTCAGTAAGCAATTTCTTACGATTCTCACCGCTTCCCCACAGTCCAACGATAACCTCATGAGCGATGGTTTTGATATCTTTATCCTTGCTTAATCCAGGAGCGGCAACAGTATTGTCGTCGTACTTTGGTGTGATGAAGCCGCGGATAAATTTTCCGTTAATAGACAGCGTTCTCTTCTTGACAGCATTACTGTGGTTGCCCTCTTCGATAACCATGTAACCGGATTCCTTATGTACCTCGATTACGGTACCGACATGATCCGGATTGCCAGTGTTGTCACCGATTCCGTTATCCTGCCAGTCATACAAAATCGCATCTCCAGGACTCGGAACATAAGCATCGTTCTCCTGCCAACATCCCATTTTCTTTGCTGCTTCAATGAGGTAATAGCAGGAAATTTCCATAGGCATGATGCTCTCATATCGGAGAGCTGCCGCTAATGCAGACCAGGTACAAGCGCACCAAGCCCAGTCATAGCGCATACGAATGCCACGAGGAAATTTGCCAGCGCAGATCTTCTCAAAGAAGTTGTTATATAAATCGATAATGCTTTTATGTGAGCCGTTCGATTCTTTCTTTCCATCCCAAGATTTGACAAGATTAACAACGGCCTGTCTTGATTTCGCCATTTTTATCACTATCCTTTCGAATTAAATTTCTTTCTGTTTGCGGCATTTACTTCCGCATGATGTCTGTATAAATCTCGTTTGCTTCTCTTCTTCGGTGGCTTATTTTCAGCATTGCAAATCCGAATAAGCATTAACAAACGATTCAAATGCCATTTCTGACACTCAAATGGAATATGATATGCGATCATCCAATAATAGATAAGTTCACTGGTTATCTGCTGCCTGTTTATTGGGCCACCCTTTTCTTCCTTAACAGTCGAAGCCGTCATAGGCTCTTCAATATAGGCATTTACCGCATCAATGTGAGAATTGGTAATGCATTGATAGACCAGCGGGTCAACATTCTGTGTGAGTGTCATACAGCGTATATAATCAATGGTTTCTTCAATGGTCTTCTGCTCTTTAGATAAGAAGACTTTGCACCATCTACTTTCCCATTTTGAAAGTGAAACGAGCGAATGCTCCAAACGCAACTTCTGTTCCTTTACAGGGATAAATCGCTGATTCCGCTCATCCCACAGATCAGTTCTTGGTATCGTAAGTTCAAGCATTCGATCTCACCTCTTTAGTTCATGGTGGCAACCACAGGAGCAATCTCCGGATTTTCCGAATGCTTCTTGATATCTACAACTTTCGGAATTACATGGTTTACGAATTCAGCGGCTTTGCTGTCATCTGTAGCCAGTTCCATAAACAGAAGATTGTAGAACTGAGTGCAGGCAAACTTTCTGGAAATCTCTTCAGACTTCTCGAAATATGTGCCGTCAGCACTCTTCTCTCCGTATGCCTTTAAGATAAATTCCTTAAAGAACTTGATAATGGTCGGCTGATCTTTTGCATCTACGATGCGCTGAAGCATCTCAGCAACTCCACCAGCTGTGCCTAATTCCATCTCCATAACCTCTGTTTCAGTAAGGTTGAAGAGCTTTGTTTCGGTGCGCTCAACACCGTTGAAATCTTTATAAGTCTTTGTTACTGCATACATAATTTTGGTCTCCTTTCAAATAAAAAGGAGCCGCCAGCTTTCCTGAATACGACTCCATCTGTGGTTTGTGTATTATTTCTGATTAGCCCTCTGCGGTCATAATCTTGATAACTTCGTCTGGAAGCGGAAGTCTCGGTTCTACACCATCATCTCCATCAGGAGTGGACGGATCTTTACCGTACAGAATCTCCTCCAGAGCCGCCAGTTTCTTCGCATCGATCTTGGTAGAATCGAACTTCAAAGTAGCAGTTGGCTTTAATTTCTTACCATCGATCAGGGTATTGATCTCGACAGGAGTAGTAGATACCTCCCATGATAATGTTCCAGGATCTACACTTTCATTAACAGATGAATGATCCTTATCGGACGGGGACGCAAGACATCTGTATACAAGATATAAATTATATCCGTAATCTGTGCCCTCAGTGTCATTACCGATAAGAGACTTATATGCGAAGCCAAATTCTTTTCGATTCTGCTGACCCGCATATACGCCAGGCGCAATTTCCTTTGAACCATCGCACTCTGCAAATTCATCCGGCGCCATATAAGCTTCAATCGTTGCAGCATATTCCTCAGCAGACATTAAGTTGAGATACTTAATGTTATCAGCATAGATAGGATTTGGTTCTGCTCCGGAAGGACTTTCCTGAACATTGGTCAGCCCATTCCAAGCTACTCCGCTCTTGTAACCACCAGAGCCGTCGCCAGGATAAAGGACACCGTTGCTAACACCAGTCTCAAACTTTCGCTCGCCAATCTGGTCCCATCTGATTTTCTTTTTTGTTGTACTCATTTGGTTGTTCCTCCTTAAAAGAATATTTCAAAGACATCGTGATTTAAGTTGTCTTTCGTGTAATGCCGATTGAATCGGCTTGTCGGCATAGATGCCACCTTGCCAACGAGAGAACTATCCGGATCACTGTCAATGACTGTTACCGAATACTTTCTCGCAGACAAATAAACCCCGTTATTCGCAAACGTATTCTCGATATCGTCGAGAGCGTAAACGATGGCTGGGTATTTCATTTTTACCGATGACGGTGGTTGAAAATAAGCACGACACTCTAATCCTTTGTCCGGACACGAGAGAATGGCGCATAGAATATTATGCAGTTTCATTCGTCTGCTCATTGTAAACACCTCCAACGGTCAATATTAAACGGGGATACCGAACTTCAACATTTGAAATTTTCCATTTAGCCCCCATATACTCGATAAATCTCATCGAATGAAAATTCGCATAAGCAAACGGATCAGCTACGATGCTAAATTCATTCGACACGTTGAGATTGTCGTTAAGGTTATCTGAACTCTGATACTGTCGAGTATTCCGAATAACATCTCCGTAGTAGTCACGAACTGTAATCGTCTCCCCCCAGACACCAGGTCGACTCTCCTCTGTTACAGCATAGCCGATTGCCCCGTAGAATTTACTCATTTTGAATTTTCTCCTCTAAGACTTAGACGGTATGATCCTCGGAAGCCGTAACGATCTCCTCGATAACGATAGCAGATTTAATTCTGGTAAGCTGACCAGACTTACGAGTCTCCAGTAAGGACTGAAGCTGGTTAAACTTAATATCGAAATCAGTGAAATGAGTTACATCACCGCCTTTGGATGCGCCATATCCATAATCGGCCATATTTACACAAATGGCGTGAAGCTTATGCTTTTTACCAGTAGAGTCGGTACGAATCTTGTCCTCAAACTGAGTAACTTCATAGATCTTATCAACACCAAGTGCTGCCGCAAGCTCGGTGTCAGTCTCATAGATACGACGACCGTTACGATCTCTTGCAAGAATCATGGTGTTATGCATATCTGTTGTGATAAACAGATCAGGTTTACCAGTACCACGGAAATTCTTACGAGCCTTACGCAGCGCTGTGATCATGGCCTCTGCATAAATGAAACTCTCTCCGAAATAATCTCCAGTGTTGTTGCCCTGAAGTTCTTTAGCCATTGCATCAAAATCGATATCCTTATGAATGGTGTACAGTTCATCGTCAGTCCAGACAGGACGAATGTGCTCAGGGAAAATCTTCTCCGGATCACTGTTCTCCCGGCTATCGCCAATCATAGTCGCAACGGCCAAGGTTTCCTTCAGAGAAATCTGATCGATTCCATACTGGAACTGTACATAATCAAAGTCCTCGATATCTACCACATCATCACGATGAAGCTCGGAAGTAACATACACGGTCTGCGGATCGGTGGTACGTCTTACCAACTCATAGTTTCCGGTAATCTTCTTCTCGTTACCCTTTTTATATCCCTTTGCAGACAGGGAATCAATGTTCCGAATATCTACATGGGAAGTACGAACGCGACCATTCGGAATTTTCTGTGTCTTCGCCATAATAGCGTCAACCCATCCCATATCATTTGTAATGAGTTCAGGTGTACGCCCCGGATGTGCTTCAACATATTCCGGAAACAGCGTCGTAACGTCGCCCGTGCCGGACTGTACAAAGCCGCTAATCCCGTCATGCTGTAAACTATGTTCATCCATGTAGATTTCCATAGCAGCTTTTAAAGATCCAACTCCGCTGGACTTAGCTAAGTCCAGAATTTCTTTCTGTGCTGCATGAGACAGAAAGCTCTTATCGTCGCGCTTGTCAGTGTCAAAAACGTTGTGTTTCATATTGTCATCTCCTCCTTTAGATTCATCATCTTCTTTTTTAGGGTTTTCTTTGTCTACGAATTCGGCCATCATGGCAAAAACGGCGGTTTGCTGTTTCTCGTTCATGGATTTAAAAATGTCTTCGATAGTCTCAACCTTATCGTCTTTTTCCTCTTTCTTCTTTTTATCCGGCTCATCTGCGGAATGCTCCAACTGACCCATGATCATTTCATTATAACCAAGGATAATACCGGTTTCTCCGTCGCCATGCATCACCACATCATCGATAAATGCGCCAGGATTGGCACCGGCTAACACCAGACTCACCTCTCTAATAATGCCATGAACAACATCGCGACCAGCCTGTTTAAGCTGATTGGCAAAGATAGAAAGAGACTGTACATCACCATGTTTTACAAGTTCCCGTGCAGTCTTTCCCGATTCTGTATCATTAAATTCGCAGAATGCATAAACACCTTCATCTCTATTTTCGAGATGGGCTAATCCAAGCACGTTCGCCGGATCGGCATGATTATGCATCCATACTAACGGGACTGTCTGCCCGTTCTGTGCTTTGAATGCGTCTTTTTTAATGACTCGTCCATCAGCACACGGAAGATCGTTTCTAGTGGCCCAGCCACCAAAGTCATACTTCATTTTGATTTTTACCTCCTACTTCTTTCTGATATAATACGATAGCGGATGAGATGTCTTCTTTGATGAACTGGAAGACTTTTTCTTAGATTTCTTGACTTTTTTATACTCTGATTGAATTTTATCGAATTCATCCTGATACGTTTGTTCGTATCGAGAATCGAGATCGGCTTTCGCTGCTTTATAAGCCTCTCTGACCGATTTAACCGCTGCTTTCAGCTCAGAGCTAACTTTTGCTCGCTCACTCTTAGCATTAGCTTGATTCTCTGCTTTTTCTTCTTTTGTGTCGGATGATACTTTTGCCTTCTTATTTGTTGCATCGGTTCGAATATCCGCTTTATCAGATTTTGCATTACTGCTGATTTTGGCTTTATCCGACGTTGCATCGTTTCTAAGCTTTGCGATCTTTTCGGTTCTTTCTGCTACGCGCTTAGCCCGCTCTGCTTTTGATAATCCGGACGGAATTTCTATAGCCATCAAACGCTCAATTTCTGCGTTCTTTTTATTATCGATTCGTTCTTTTTCGCTAGATGATTCCTTTTCAATTTCTTCCAAATCAGAATCTTTATCAGTATCGATGTTTTTCTTCCTATCGGAAGCATTTTGGGTTAAAGCCTCGTTCAGTTCTTTCAAGCGAGAAGATATCTGTTCCTTCGTAGCTTCTGCTTTTTCACGAAGTTCTGTAATCTTCTGATCTCGCTTTTCCTGTTCCTCTTTGACTTTTGCGGCCTTTTCAGATTTGATGTTATTTTTTGTATAAGACCAAATCTTCTTTCCATCGTCGTTCAGCGAAGTGGTAGAACGCCCCTTCAACTCCCTGGTACGCATATAGTATTCATGCGCTTTCTGAGGATCGTAGTAGGGCGATGCATAATGTCTAAGAACCGCTACTTTAGGTTCATCCATTAAGAATCATCTCCCTCCTCGCCATCCCCAGCCGTATAATTGCTGATGATGTCATCGATCTGTGCAGAAATGCTGTCAAGAACTTCATTAACCAGTGCGTCATAATCACTGGTATCGCTAGATTCCGTTTCATTTCCGTTTGTCATATCTGTCGCAGAACTACCACTGACATTAGGCTCGCTTAAATTGCTATTTCTCAATTCATCAGCTTTAGGATCAGCAGATGGCTTCCAACCGATTACCTGTCTAATTTCATTTGATGTAGCAATTTCATTTCTGGTAAATTTATCAGAAATTTCAGCAAGATCGGCCACCGGCACAAGCTTGAATGGATCTCTGAAGAACATAATTGACTTGTTCTGAGATCTAGCAGTCTTCGTCAGGAATTTTCGTTTCATTTCATCTACGATTGCAGAAATAATGGGTTCGATTGTCCGGTTGTAATAATTCAGCATAGTCTTCTCGTCTGCGGTACCATCCAAGATGCTCTGAGTGATTCCTAACTGGCTGTAAAGCATACTCGTTAAGTATTCAATCTGCTTCATTAGATTATTTTCCAAAGAACGATTCAACTGCGTAATTTTCTCGGTTCCATCGGTATAGGCAATACCATACTTAGAACCGGACAACTGTCGCTCAATATCTTTACGCCGCTGCTCTGCCTGCTGACGTCTTGCCTCTGATTTAATTACGTATGGAAGCTGAATAATCAAATCCAACTTTCCAGAGCTACTCTGTTCATCAACCGCATCCAACAAATTCAATTTTCGAATAAGTCTTTGCATCGTTGAGTTTGGCTCATTGATAACCGCATACAATGGATTTTCTACGATAGCAACTGTATCCTTCGGAACAATGATTTCCTGCTTTCGTCCAGTATTTTCGTTATACACTTCAACACGTACATGACGAGGGTACCAATCTCGAATACGACCAACTCGCATTGAGAGAATTTGATACCCCTTTGTATCGTCTGGATCATCATCGGTATCCACTGGAACGATTGCCACACAGCCTTCATCCATCATGGACATAACAACATCTTGGATAAATGCCCTACCAGTCTGATCAAGATTGGCTTCCAACGACAAACATTCGTTTAAACCGCTTTTTATAACATTTAAAAACCGCCCTTCATCATCCAACTGAACATGCTGAATGTTGATGGCGGCTACGTCTAAAGCAATTCTATTATATACGGATGTAACTATCGATCTTTCGTTCCCTCTGGTAAGTCGAAAACGATCAGGACGATATGAATAACCCGAACCGATATTCTGGGACATCATGGTAGGGGCTCTATTGCGAAAGGCATTCCAGGCATTTTTAAACCTGAAACTTAATGATAAATCCATTTTGAATTCTCACCTCCTAAAAATGGGCACAAAAAAAGACCCCTTTTCTTAAGAGGTCCCCAGTACTTTTACACCGGTATTTTGTTTAGTATGGATTCACATATGATTCCGTTATTATCAGGATTGTAATGCTCGTCCAAACATTTCAATGTCAGGAAATCCCCAACCTTTTCTTCTATGTCTGCCCAACGATCATCGTCTTCGGATAAACTATTAAAATCACAGTCCAATCCAAGTGACCGCATAAGGGCCATTTCTTCATCACTGAACATATGCTCACCCTTTCTTTAAATATTTACGTTTTGTCCTACTTCCTGTACACCAAGTAGTTGTTATAGTTCCATTTTCGGGATTCACTGCTACTGTCGCAGATTTCCCTATAAACTGCTGACTTGGTCGCCCAAGATTATCAGTTTTTGTTTTAATGCTACCATGATTCAACGGATTTTTCAATGCATCCAAAATTCCTTCAACAGTTACCGGCCTTGATTCGGTTTGTGTTCTGTCAAGGGCATGATCTGAAAAACGTGTAACCAGTATTCCATTTGAAGCTTTTACAGGTGTTCGCAACTGGCTATTCATTCTTGCCTGGATAGAGCTTCTATCATGAGCTAATTGTTCTTTCGTTCTTCGAACTCCCCATTTCATACCTTTTATTCCATAATGCATCAAATTACCACTTGATTCGATACGAGCTACTTTTCCGATGGTGTAGGGTCGTAATATAGAAGAGCTGTCAATTAACTTTGCGACTGGCATCTTTATACACCCCCTACTCGAATGCTTCCCGATTCGCCTTGAATGCGATGTATGCATCCATCATTGCTGCAACGGCATCGATTTTTTGCTCATACCGCTTTTTCAGCAATTTACGGTTTCCATTGGTATCTTCCAACGTAATACAGTTTCCCATAGCGAATGTCATCAAATCCTCATCAAACAGGAGCATTCGCTCTTCTGAAAGTTTCTTCAATTCGCCAAGTGGAACAGATTCTGTCTTTGCTCCCTGGATAACTTTTTCTATTCCGAATGGTCCATTTTCGCTCGCCCAACGTTCAACAAATTCCTTTGCGTTGTATGGGTCATAACCAAAGCATCGTACATCATAACCGCATTCAATAATGTGATTATCCAAATCCTCATATACTTCCATCATGTCAAGAACCGTTCCTTCCAACACAATAAGACTCCCCTCTTTCATAAACTGATCGTATTTAATCCTCATTGCTGCTGGGAGTTTCATAAGAGTCGATGATGAAATGTAGTTTCTGGTTTTGACACCGAACGATCCATTTGACAATGGAAATAAAAATGTGAATGCACAGAAATCGTCGCCTTGTGATAGATCGGCTCCCAAAGAACATGGCATCTGCCAATAATCTCTATGGCGATGTGGAAGAGTTTCTTCATATGTAAAGTAATATGTGTATCCCTCCATAGGAAGTCCGAAGCGCTTAGCCAAAATATCGTTTCGAGCTGCCGGAGCCTTTTCTGCTCTCTCAACGTCCAGCTGATAGGTTTCATAAGAAACAGTCTTTCCAAGGTTCGGATTTGCTTTCAACCATTTATCCGGATCGGCAACCTCATCAATAGAATCCAGCTTATACCACCAGATCGATACGTGCGGATTGATATAATCCCCTTTTAGAATGTCCATCAATTCCATTTTGATTGTATCACCAGCACCGTTACGGACAGTACCCTCTGAACTGATCGCAACGATAAGGTAGTCGTTGACCTTCGATGCACCCTGTTCGATTGCTCCGATTACATCTTCTCGAATATCACCAGAAAGCCACTCATCAACCGTCGCAACTTTAAGCTGAAGTCCCTGAAGTTTGTCGATTCTCATTGGACGAATTTCAAGAAGCGATCCAGTAAGGAAGTTTTCAATTCCTTTCTTAGTGGATGCCAATTTCATTCTATTCGCCTTTGATCCAGTCGTGTTCTGCAACGATCCTTCTGTAAGGAACTTATAGAAAGGTCCTCTTGATCTGGTAATAGCGGTTCGAATCGGGGACAACACCTCTTCTGCCTGCTTCATCGTCGGGGCTGTGGTTATCTGATGTGTCGTTGTGACATCAACATTTAAGAAGAAATTCTGCAAGCATGAACCATACATTGACTTTGCAGCACCTCTGGCCACTATGAGATATTGCTTATTAACTAATCTTTTTCGGATAGACTTGGTGACATAATGTCCGCCATGGCCATCCTCATAAGGTTCGTATACACTTCGCTCAACAAAATAGTACCAACCGAAAATCTGTTCAGCCCAAACTTTGAATGTATCAAGTAGTTTCAAATCTGAACCGTCAGTTAAAGTAAGCTCATTCTCGCAATAGCTGATAAAGCCCTCTACTGCTTGATCATCGTAATAAATTCCCGGATTCGCAATGAGATCATCGATTCGGTTCATCTCCATCTCGATTTCTCGGCATACCGGAATTTCGCCACGAATTACGGCATCACGAAACATGCCGTAGTATTTCGGGACGGCAGTGTTCGATAACGCCATTATTTTCTTCTCCTACTTCTTCTTATTCGGGTTTGCAGCGATGTACTGTGCGGCCTCTTTAAGATTGAATTCTTTTGTCATTGCAGTCTTGACAGCATAGGTCATTGCTCCAGCCGCAGCCACAGTCAACGCTTTCTTTCCGGATGCAGAAAGAATTTCTGACACATACTTTCTACCAGGTGCGATGTCGTCTTCTGTAAGATTCTTAAACTCGCGTTCTAATTTAAGTCTCTCAATCTTTTTCTTCAGATCGGCATCAGACATTGTTCGCCGATTCTTAACAGCCGCTTTACGTGCTGATACCTCATTCTTATCATCTGAAGATTTGGAAGAATGTCCTCTGGCTCTTGCAAGCTGTGCTTCTGATCTTCGAACTCCCCATTTCATTCCAAGAATTCCATGGTGTGCTAAATAGGTGTTATTCATTTTGAATCCCCCTCCTTTGCGATGTAACTGGTAACACCTCCACTGTCATTCGATGTTTGGTAATACGGAACTTCATGAATCACGAGGTCTTCACTAAGCACTTTTCCAGACGTATCCAAAGTCTGAGTCTGATGCGCCTTTGGTGTAACTTCGTATGATCCGGAATAATGCTCAGGCTCATCCAGATCGGTATCATCGTTTTCCGCAACAACATTTAAACGCCATTCGTACTCGCTGATTTGTGTTTTATAACACTCCAGCACTGCCGAACTAAGCGGCGGATCGAAAAGAAGTTTGACCTTCAAATGCATATAAGATTTGACAAGCATGTATTTGGATTCATCAGAAATGAAATCTTTCCACGTTGCATTCTTATCTTCGATCATGAAACCTTTGGATGGACCGACACCAAGCTGTGTAAGAATTGAGAACACAGAATTGATGTGCATGATCAAATCTGCATCGAAATGTTCATACTCCTCTGCGATACCGAGTAATTTCTTGATTGATGTCAGTACACTATCTGTAATATTCATGATCGCACCTCCATCTAACAGAGTTTTATAAACTCACTCATACAATACCCGCTGATACCGTCCCCAGTCTTTACTTTATAAAAACCAGAAACAGACTCATCGTCGCATACCTTCACAACTGTATCCGAGCCGATGATTCCTAATGATCTGGATGCCTGCGTCGGGTCTTTGCGAATGTTTAAATTCATACAATTTACCACAACACCCATAAGTGGCTTCTTGTTTCCTTCCATAATTTTCCTCCTAATGCCTCCATGGGCATGTATCATTTTTTCGTCGTTCATTTGGAACTGTTAAAAGTAGTTTCTCATCTCCATAATGTATAGCATTGTGGGTCGATAAAGTTGTTGCAATTAGATACTCTGGATTCAGAACCAAATCAGTCCGCAACAGTATGTCCTGCTGCCTTATTGGATTCATATGATGAATAAGAATCTTTCCACGAATCTCGTAACCATCCAATCCAAGATCACATCCATTATCACGAATAATAATTTTTCTCCGAATGTCCTTCCATTCTTGAGAATTGTAAAATATCTGATTAAGGTATCTATCAAATCCGAAAGTCTCTTCGCCTACTACTCCATCTAAACGAAGATACTCGTATCGTTCCTTAAAGGTTGGAATCCGCAAGAGTTCTGAATAGCATCTAAGCATCATCCACCTCATCTCCATGACCGCTATAACCACGAAATGCTTTTAATGCATCCGCATACAGCTTCTCAGAATTTTCAATAGATTTCAGATTCTGTGTCTTCGCCTCTATCAGTTCCTTCTGTTTTTCCAAAATCTCTTTTTCGATTCTTTCTTTCGTCGAACCGAGCTTCAAATAGTGAGTAATCACCTGTGACGAAGCTGTTCCCTCTCGTAACTGCTTTTCAGCCAAGTCAACCGCCAATGAAACAAGCTGATTTTCTCTCGCTTCTGGCGTTAATGCTGGACGCATCATCCTAGAAGACTCGGATTGCTTTGCTTTCCTCAAAGTTGATGCCTCCTTCCATTTAGTTGTTCGTTATTTCTGTGATAGTTCTCACATACTTTTCCAGTATTTAAAAGGACCTACAAATCATGACAATGCTACTCAACGAAAGGAGAACTAACTTTGAGCCGATCCCACAGAAACCGTTGTCAAATATCATGAGTTATAGACCCTTGTAAACACTGGAACAGCTGAAAAGGCTCCCTAAAAATGCCCTCCGGGGAAATTTTAAAGACCGCCGCGATATGGGTGGGGGTATGTTTTTTAGACACCCCCCTATACCCCTTTTAATCATGTACTGGCGGTTTCGGCTTTTAATATGCCGATGAAATCATTTTTAAGAAGCTTTTTCTTTATGTTCATTTGTTTCTGATTTACTTGTAACCTTTCGATAGATGTTCTGGAAATCATAACGGATTATCTCATCAATAGCTCGCTCTACTTCCTTGTTGTTCTCTTCATCCGATAACTGATCTGATGTTCGAGCGATTCGGCCAAGGTAAGCAGTTGTGTGATAACCTTTTTCTTCATCGAACATGAACCATTGAGTGAACTGTTCAAACGGATCATAAGGATTATCAAAAGTTGTAAGCGCAAATCTCATCTTACTTAGTTCACTCCTTTCCATTCAAATACTTAGAAACTGTTGAAGAAGAAACCCCAAGAGCTTCCGCAATCTCTGAAGTGCTGTAGCCAGATGCGCTAAGTGCAGCGATACGATTCTGTTTAGCTGTACTCAGAGCAGTGCTTGCACGAGGCGTTGCTCTCTGACGAATAGTATCGGTATTCGTGTTATTCAGAATTTGCGTAAGCTTATTCTCAGAAATTGCTCCGGCCTGGATGGCTTCCCATTCTTTATCCGTAATTTCGATGTTAGATCTCTTAGCTCCTACAGAACTTCTTGCCTGTGCCAGAGCCTGCTGACTAGCCTTCTTAACTTCGGCTTTCGTCATATCCGGATTGTCTTTTCTCTTAGCCGCAACAGTAGCATTTGCCATTGTCTGAGCCTGTCTCTCTCTAGGAGCATTCGCTAAAGCTAAATCAAGCTTAGCATTTAAAGACTTTACTTCTTCAGAATAAGTTGCCTTAGCAGAAGCAGAGTAAGCAATTTTGCCTGTACTCATCATCTCCCTACGAGCCTGGTTAGCTAAAGACTTCATAGAATTCGCATAGTCGGCATAAGCTTCTTCCTGGGGGGTACCCGAAGAAAGAGTACGGGCGTCTTTTGTTTCAGCCATCTTTGTACTCTTCTGAGTTCTCACCTGAATTTTTCCATTCTTATCGACATACTCTTCCTTAACAGACTTGTATGACAGCGATCCATCTTCGTTGATTGTCGGAGAGCCTTTTCTCTTAGGAACCTGTGTCTCAGATTTTGCTCTTGAAATTAGAGTAGATGCTCCTTCATGGTAACGACCTTCTGAATCTACATTTCCCTGATACTTCTTCTTAAGAGAAGCGATACCATTGTCGATTTCACTCTGCTTATAATCCAGTTTGTGTTTCTCAGCATCGATTACTACCATACTGTGACGAACCGCTCTCGCTAATTCATCCTGTGTGGCTCCCTTCAAAGTCATATCAGTAATCAGATTCGATACTTTACCCATTTCTGTCTGAGTATTTCTCATAATCTTATACTCTTTACCATTACGATAATAATGGTCTATGCCATCAGCATCTTTCTTAACAGTTCCACCATAAGCATCCTTGGTATCGAAACCTTCCAAACCTTTTAATGGAGAAGTGGAAGTAATCTTTACCTTACTCTTTGTGGAGTTACAAGGAATTACCATTACGGTATCACCATCAAAGTCCGCTCCGGATAAACGGTCTGCATTCTTCTTATTGATACCGATTGCATCCGCCGGTGTATTTCCGAGAACGCTCTTTCCTTCAGCCAATTTATTGTTGACCTTCAGAATAGGAATCTCAAAAGTTCCACCATGCGGGTATCGAATCAAAGCAACTGTTTCTCCATCTTTGTAGTTTGGAGCATACACCTCATTGTCTTTGATTGTTGTTAATGGGAGAATTACCTGATACTTCTGACGAGGTAACGCCGCTGCCTGCAAATGTACGGCGGCCGCATCGCAATCGTCAGCAAATGATTTTAACAGAGCCTTCTTTACAGTGGGGTTTGTTAATGAACAGATTTCATCATATTCTGCCTGCTTATCAGCTTTTGCCAAACCTAACTGCTTTTTGATAAGTGTCAAACTCTGCTTAGAAAGAAACTGTGACGGAAGTGTCTTACTCCATTCACCCCAATCGCCTTCTTCTGCTCTCTTATTGATCAGAGAAAGAGACTGTTTTTTTCCGGTTACAGGATCTGTATACTTACCTTTTGGATCATCGTAATAGCTCTGACCTCCATGCTCCTTAATCAGGGAACCAAACGGATTATCTGGATCATCCTTAATTTTCTTAAGAACATCTTTTGTAGGAGTGCCAGACTTTTTATTAGTGTTGAAAATCACATCAACGCCATCCGGCATATTATCAGAGTAAACAGCCATACCTTTAAGGTAGTGAGTTCCATCAACCATAATACGGACCTGTGCATAATGAGAATCGCCTAAAGACAGGTCTTTCACGCCTCTACGGAGTTCAATTACACCATCCTTATCAACGCCACCTTGATCGGCATAGCGGATCTGCAAGCGCTTTGAATCCATGCTGGCCGGATACTCAAAAGATTTTCTGAAAGACTCCCCATTGTCATAGGAGATGTAGTCTCTTACAGAATGGACATTCTCGAAGTCATAAATATCTTTGTGCTCGGTTCCCGGTGGACAAATGACCTTGATATTGGTCTGCTTTCCAGGATTGGTAACCTGTGGAACGCCGCCGCCATAAATCGGATAACCTTCCAATTCCAGCATATAAAGAGCCTGGTTTAGTTTTTCTTTTGACACGCCAAGTTCTCTTTCAACGCCGGTTCCGACATCGATCATTCCCTTTTCTTCAATGAGTTTTCGCAGAACATCCGCAGTGGCCTTAGCCTGGTTCATTCTGTTTTCCGAAGTTTCGTTCAATAAAGAGCGGACAGACGAGTCATTAGCAAATCCCATCTTATCGGCAATTTCATTTAAACTGTAACCTTTTTCACGAAGACCCTTTGCTGTTGCTACCTGAAGAGCACGACGTTCATCTTTAGCGAGGCTCATCTGAGTACGAAGCTGTGTGGTAGTCAAACCCATATTCTTAGCAATGTCTGTTTCGCTCATTCCGGATTTTTTTAATTCCTGAACACGGCTAAGAAAATCTCCACTATGCTGATATGGGTTCTCTCCAGAACCATAAGGGTAACGCCCAGAACGCCGTGGCATACCATAATGCATTAAAATATCTTCCACAATGGAATTCATAGCTTACCCCTCCTGTTCTCTGATTCTTTTAATCACCTTATCAAAAGTAATGATTCTGTCCATGATTGGAACAATATCCTCAGCCGTTGGATTATGGTACAGAATTTCATTGTTCTGATAAATCCGCAATTCCATTTCGATATCCCCTGGCTTCACTTTATATTCCAAACAAAAAAGAGCCGCATATATTTCAAGCTGCTCCATGTGTGCCGGAATCTTTCCGGTCTTCAAATCGTGAATTCTTAAGAAATTATTCCGAAACAAAATTGCATCGGCTGTGCCAAAACAATTATCGGAATAGTAAAGGATCTGCTCCGGCGTCATCTTAAAGCCAATGGCATCGTTCACATACATATTTAATGTCTGCTTCGATTTTGGTAATTTCTGATTGAGCATAATGCACTGCGCCGCAAATGCATGTAATACAGTTCCTTTTTGTGTGGCAAGGAAATTCCGATACGCTTCCGCAACTTTATCCTCACCATAATTTATCCAGTGATATTTACTGGCACCAAGAAAGGCGTGTTGTCCTTCAAGGTTCGAATGATTGTTGAAGTTCATCCAGTACCTCCTCTTTATTCTCTGGACATATAAACCTCGAAAATGACATCTGATTCATACGGTCCACATAATATTCCTGATTCGGCTGCTTCTTTGCGCCAGCACTTTTTTTACATTCTAAGGAAGCCCATTTGTCTTTGTGTAAAACCAGCAGATCTGGAATTCCCTGAATATAGGTCGGGTCGTTTTTCATCACGATACAACCAGGAAATCTTTCTTTCAGTTCCTTGATCAGATTTGCCTGGAACTTATTTTCCAACATAATGGAGCCTCCTTTCAATTTTCTAAAAACTCAAAAGGGGATGTGGTATTTAATAAAAATGCCTATTTATCCTCTCTCTTCATAAAAGGGCATGTTTTTTTCGCGCGCAAAAAAGAGCATAAAAAAAAGACAGAGACACGATTAAGCATCTCTGTCCAAATATGTAGTTGTCAGCTGTTGTTTCTTAAATATCGGATCAGTATCCAAATCAACCATAATCCACCGGTACACAATGTCAAAACGACATCCAGGATTAACCCTGCTGTGCTACGCTTTTTCTTTCCGCCTTTACTCATCTATTTTTCTCCTTTCTCAGCCTCTATAGCTTTTCGATCTTTCTTAAATATCTTTTCTAAACCGCTTTTTGCAGAATCCATGGTTTCAGAAACACTTTCTTTTAAACGTTCCTTCTTTTCCTGTTTCTCAGCGGCCTTCTGTTCTTTAACCTCCTGCTTAATACGAACACTATCGTCAAATATCTTTTGGCTCTCCTCGATAACTTCAGCAGTTATGTATCTCAGGCAAACCGTTGTGCCGATTTTCACTTTCACACCTTGCTTTGGGTTCGAGTCTATAACTTGAGTATCCTCGTAATCGCGATACTTTGGATCAGCTTCTTTCATACGAAGCTTACTCTTTGAAACTTTCAAGCCACGTTCCGTCAGTAATTCTTCTGCCTGTTCCAAATCTATCGGAAACCCCTTACGATATAATTCTGGAATAATAACTTTCGTATCTATTTTCTCAGTCGGCTTATTCTGAGCATTATCTATTGCTTTTTCAACCAAAGGTGTAACCGCAGTAATCAAACCACCAACAGCTCCGATTGCTCCTATGACACCCGAAATGTTTTTATTTGATTTCGTTCCCATATAATCACCCTTTCCATACTCAAGTAGGAATTTAAGGCAAATAAAAAGTGCGCCCCAATTTGAGAGACGCACCGAAAAAGCGCATCTCTTATTGTTGCCACACAATCTCTTCGCCGTTCAAGGGTACGAGTAAAAGAGAATACACTTTTTACCAAAGTTATTCCCTCGAACGCGATTTCATTATTAGATTGTGTGGCTCTTATAGTATAGCATGAAGCACACAAAATGGAAAGCGGATTCTGTAGCCAGATCCTAGGCTGCAAGCATCTTAGCTCGCTTTACCATATCGTCATAAACCACCTTGGTTCCGTCTGCTAAATATACGATAATGCTCATGTAGTTATACGGACGATAATCCTGGGCTTCTTTTGATAACCGCGGATACACAGATTTGAAATTATTGAAAATATCTTTCCATGTTACTTTACGCTTTACATTCACGGCAAACCTCCCATCAGATACAAGCTACCATATGGATATCCGAAATACGGACCTCCGGCACCGGAATAAAAATCCCTCGGAATTGTATATCCAAGCATCACGTCTTCAAAAGATCTGTACGGTGGATTATCAACCCAGAGCCATCCTTGTGACATGAGTACCTCACTCTTCATCATCACATATGCACCCTTTGGAATATCTTTATTCACTCGCAAGTGATACGGAAAATGTTCACACAACCAATCCTCGACCAATTTCTTATCATCGGTCATAAAATCACCTCTTTCTTGCTTCTGGTCAAAAACCCACTTTTATTCGCCTATTACTATATATTTTTAAACTTTCTATCATAATAGTTTGGTATTAAAAGTGGGAAAGTGGGCAGAAAGCCCGCAAACCCGCATAAATACTGGGCTTTTACTGGTCAAATCCAGGTTTTTGAAAGTGGGCAAAACCGGGCAAATGGCCAGAAAAATGACCAAAATTCATAATTTTTCTCCAAATCGACACCGATTTTTCAGCTCTGGTCAAAAATATCCGGGCTTCGGTCAAATCCTAAAACTTAAAAGTGGGCAGAAAATTGACCTGCTACTACAAAGATTTTTAACCTAGATTAGCTGAAATCAGTCAGAAATTTCGTCTCTGATAGGGTAAATTGCGCTTCATAGCAGGCTTATAATTGTACGTAGACATCTTAACATCCGGAACACGCTTCACAGATTTGAGTTTCCGACCGGTGTGAATTTTACGATTCTCTTCCTCAGAAGCATACATACGTCCAAAGGCATCACTCAAAGCTTCAGCAAATTTCTCCATCGGCTCCAAAGCTTTGTTCCACGCCTCTGCCAAGGTCTCACACGCTTTCTGTAATTCTTCCATAGTCATCATAAACTCTCCTTTACGTCATAAACGCGGTTTAATGATACTTTTGTAATTTTGCCGTCCTTTTGAACCATTGCATAGTCACCGCTCCAAAATCCAGTTCCGACCTGTAATAATTCATAAGTATCAGTATTCAATTTACATTTACTGCAATCGTCAACCACGTCAAACATTTCCTGAGTAGCCACACAAGCAGAACAGGTCGAGTAATCGGGTCTTACCTTACAGATTTTCATCTCGCCTACCTCCAAACCTTTCCAGTTCTTTTATCCTTCAATACAACTCGTCCCTCGATATGGAAATCCGCCAATTCACAAAGCGAAAACATGGTGTTCAGTAACTGATGAAATCTAGCATCATCCTTGTCCTGTTCCTGCTCAACATTCTTAATCGCATTGTAAGCTGTCGGGTCGTTGTAACCCTCTGCATTTTTTCTGTCGTCCTTAGCTGTCATCTCTACCTCCCCATCTCATGGAATCGTCCATCCACATTGCAGCATTTATAACGGACAGAACTATATATCCACCGAAAATAAGAATAGCTGCCAGAATAATAATTCCTAAAATTAAATATCCCATTTACTTACCCTCCACTTCTTCTAATCGAACACCGCCGTATACCCACAGATCCTCTTTGAGCTTGTCCATATCCAACTCATCGTTTTGCCACTTTTCATAATATTCGAGAACATGCTCTGTAAACTCCGGAATCCGCTTTGCATATGTCTTTGTCCAATAATGATCCATCAGCACTTCAAGCGGCAGAGTAAGCAGAAGGATCATCGCCTGATTGATAGCATCATTCGTAGCCTCCTGCTTAACTCTATCCAGTTCACCAGATATCTTTTCTCGAACCAGGGCATCTAACTGAGCTCTTGTCAGATTGTATGTAGCGGTCTTAGCTTTCTCCTCACACTTCTGTGCTCTTCTCCTTTCCGCCCGGCCCATACCGCCGCCTCCTTAATCCATAATGCAGTTTTCTCTCGATACAAAGAGCAAAATACCCACCATCAAGGCAAATAAAAAGAACGTTGCATCCCACTCAATCGGGATTGTCAACGCTCCAAGTATGATGAATATGATTCCGTATATCTTATTCTTAATTAAATCGTTTCTCAACATTCTCTTTCTCCTCTTTTGACTTCGCGATGCCAGCTGCTACATCATCCATTTTTATCATTACTCCGGCTTCTCTGAACCGTCCGTATGCTTTGGCTGTAGCACAATGCTCAATACACTTCATAATGCGATCAACTAAAGCGTAAAAGCACACATAGGCGATAAGAAACATGATAATAATCTGAATAACTGTAAAATGCATAAATTTAATCCTCCGTTTTATAACCGAACACATAGATATTGACCGTATCTAAAATGGCTTCATCGTTCTCAATTCCGGTAACCGTCATTTCTAAAATCTTGTCAGAAAGGGTCTCGGTGATAAACTCTTTTCTGAGTAAACAAATTTCATCCTCTTCACCCAACACGAGTCGAACATCGTTCCACTTTACAAGCGGTAAAATATCTTTTACTTTAACCATCCTTTTCACTGTTCAATCCTCCGTTTTTCTTTTATGGATATAACCCTTGCTACTATTTCTAGCCGCTCCCTGTAATGCGTTAATTGAATTGAGATCTAAACCGGATGAAGACATAATAATCTCAGAATATGGCAGTGTCTCGATCCACTTACAGAAATCACACCACTCATCCAGCTTATGTCCTCGACGGCTCTTATAAATATTTGCCAGAACTTCATAATTCATCATAACATTACGAGTCTGATTATAGCTGCTCGGGAGAAGCTGAATCATCTGCCACCAAATATCTTTCTTGCTCGGGCACCCTTTAATCTCAAAATCATCTGCGTTATATTCAATATATAATTTTCGATAATCGTTTAATGCCTTTATTGTTTCTTCCAGTAATGCTTTGGTGCGGATATCGAGATGCTCACAACTGAAATCATCCATTGTAAATTCCTTAGCCTGGATTTTATGCATGGTACTACAGCTGTTGGCAACAGTTCCGACTTTGTAAGTATCAAATTCTTTCCACCAATATAACGGTGCTGTGATCCTCACGTACGCCGGCAACATTCTCATAAATTTTCTATGATCTGTACCAGCATTGGATAAACGTTGCATGAGGGAGTGATCGTTTTCGCCAACTATTAAATATTTGTTGACAGCTCCACACTCACGAATTCCATCGCAATCTAAACATTTGCTTATACCTTTATATGTTTCACACCCATTGAAACTATCAGTTTTATTCCACGAATTCATTGGATTACGCATACCCTCAATAATAAACTCCATCTGCTCTGGACTTGCCAGAACTACATGCTCTAATTTAATGCTCATTCGCAATACCCTCCCAGTTCGATATTTACAAGTTTTTCAGCTTCGATTTCCAAAATATTCACTTCGATATCGGACACATTCTCAACGATGGACATCTGCCCCCTTGCGATTTCTTTTTCGTAAAGTTCTTTAATTCTTAGATCTTTAGCTGCTTCCGCTGCGTATTTTTCCGTATAGATACCAAATATATTTTCTATATATCCGCATCCATCATAATAGGTATTTCCATGAACCACATATAAGATCATCATGTTCTCCTTTCAAAATATCCAGATCCCCACCAATCTGGATTATTATGCTCCTTAGTCCGGCATAGCCCACGTTTTTAATTACTCTTCTTCCTTCTCATAAGGAATCTGGATCACATCTCCACCAGGAACTGTGACCGACTGCATAAGCTGACCGGTTTCCTCATCGAAGTAAATGTTATCCATAGCGTGATCCCACTCTTCAAACTGCTCAGCGATGTTTCTACCCTTTTCCTTTCGCATGTTGATAAGCTCATCATGAACCACACGTCTCCAGGATCTTGCAATCTCCATACGGCTCTGAGCAAGGATATTGTATAGACCGTTCTCGGTCACAAAGTTGACGGAACGTCTCTGGCCTGCTACTACCAAAGGTAGTTTCAGCTTTTCATCCTCCTCACACATTTCAAGCATTCTCCACTCGTTACCGCTGCTGTAGCCGATAGCATGGCTAATATCTTTTGCCTTGAACAGCGGAGCGTCCAAATCTCCATATACATTAAGGCGCTTTCCTCCAAATGAAATACTTCCAGCAATTTTAATCTCTTTACTCATCTCTGTTTATTCCTTTCTCTTTGTAATTTAACATCTATAGCCTTCTGCAATTCTTCCGGTGTAATATCAAAAATGGACTTAAGGAATTCCAGACAAATATAAGCATCTGCCATCTCTTCCAAAAGTCCAATTCGGTTATCATACCCTCGAATCTGTTTACTGATCGCTTGTGTAAGTTCTGCGAATTCCTCCATAGCAATCGTACACTTTAATTTCCACGGCTGACTCTCAACACTTTTTCTGATGATTCTCTGCCGCTCTTTATCCGACAATACGATGTTGCTTTTCATACACTGGATAAATCTATTTCGCTCCATCGGTTGCCTCCATCCGAGCTTTCGCAGCTTCCTTTCGCGCCTTGTACTCCGTTTCATCGATTTCAGCAAAGCCGTTCGGAGCTTCTTTAAAATATCTGTTAATTGCTACCTTGTCCATGGACGGAGTGATTACGTACAGAATTCCAACGGTATCGTAATCACCTTTCGCTGGATCTACAAGGAAATCCTCAGTATAAATCTTAAAAGCTCTGTCGGCTGGCATATACGGCATAGTGATTGGATACAGTTCATCCATAACAGTATCAATCAGTCCACTGTGATACGGAGCATCCGGACAGTTGATGTTCACGCCATGATAGCGATCAACGTCTCTGTACTTAACCGTGCCGTCAGCATACACGTACTTAAATAAGGAAGACATGCGTTTGCACTGATAGTTACACTCTTCTCCCTTCAGACCACTCATATCAGAAATATCACTCCATACCTCGTCGGTATCCTCAATTGGAAGAAGTGGCTTGTTGTTGATCAGACGGTTCAGAATAGCCTTAGTCAGCCCAATGCTGAATCCGGAATGACCATCCTCGCACAGGGATCGAAATGCTTTTAATGCACTCTCATAGCAAGCGCAGCCATAATCCCATTCTCCGTCTTTTCTGTCTGGCTTCTCATGGCGGCAGGCAATAGCTACCTCGTTTTCAGCCCAACGCTCCAGGTTAGATTTCTCACGGCAAGAACCAATAGAGCGGTTGCGGTCATCTATGTACTCATTTGCAAATATCTTTCTGCAATTTCCACCAAACGCTTCCACGATTTCCGGAAGGTTGTCATTCACAGCATCGAAGACCAGTCCATTATCTTTACACCACTCTACGGCATCTTTGGTTTGCTCTTCATTTCTGGATGTCCAGAGAATCAGCTTTTCTCCGTTAGCCTGTCTCCTTTTCAGATACTCGATGAGCTCCTCGTTCGGCATACCAATCTCCGGCCACTTGTTCTCGCATAAAGTTCCGTCAAAATCTACTGCAATAATATTCTGTTTCATTTATTTTCTCCTTTCAGTTTTCAATCCATTCGTTATCGATATAGTAAAAACCAAATACGCATAGTCCGATAACAATTATCCAAATCACCCAGAATAACCATAGTTCCCAATCGCTTTCCAAATAATCAACAGTTTCTTCAATGGTACTGTTTTCATAAAATGAAGAATTATCAGATATAGTTTTATCCCGTAATTCAGTAAATATGGTTCCTATATATTCCGTATCAACTCCATAATACTTATGCCGGACATGACTTGATTCTTTTATAGTGTCAATATGTTCAGTACTTGGAAACTCTACCTTGTTCGATGGGAAGATGTGTCCTAAAAATGTAATTTCCGAACATCTTTGTTCTTCTCTTCCTGCATAGTCCCAAGACCAATAAGTTTCAGTTTTGGTATGTGTCTTTCCTTTAGAATCGGTTGTAGTGACGGTTCGTGTATGCATATTGTAATGTTCCTCTATTTTTTCTATATACATATACTCTCCGTTAATTTCTGGATATGAAACAGTATCCACAGCCTTCAAATCTCCATAAACGAACGCATAACCGACGTTGGTTCTCATCCCATATTCAAACAGATCAGAGCTTTCGATTTTAATAGCTTTATTGTACTTTTCGTTCCGATCCAGAATATAGTTTGAAATTCTCCCAGAAATCACAAAACCAATAAGAAGCATCATTGCGATTATGGATATACTTGCCAGAATCTCACGCTTAGTAATTTCAAAATCTCCAAAATCAAAGCCTCTATTTTTCATGACATCAATCTCCAAATAAATTTTGAGGCGCATCTACAGGAGCACCATAATCAAGGTACTGATACTGCTGCGTTTCATATCCCAAAATATTTAAAAAGAATCGAGTAGGAAATTTTCTAACATAGCGATTGTATTCTTTAATCTGCTTGTTATAATTTTCTCTATACTCAGCAATTAAATTTTCCGTAATGGATAACTCATTCATCAGTTCCTTGTAATTTTCATCGGATTTTAATTCCGGATATGCCTCTGTAACAGCAGCGATTGCAGTGGTTACATTTTCTATACTGGTTGCTTTTTCCCTACCCTCGACAATAGCTGTAAGTGTTTCAGCCTCATGCTTATCGTATTGCTTGACACAATCCGCAAGATTATAAACAAGATCGACTCGTCTTTTTTCCTGAACTTTAATGTCTGAATCAGCAGTGTTGACCTGTTCCTCCAATGCAAACGCTTTGTTTTGTGCTCCCTGTACTCCAAAAATACACATAAAAATAACCGCTATAATTCCAGCGGCCACGATAAGTACCAGTTTCCAATTTTCTTTAATTGCTTTCATATTCTACTCATCCTCCTTAATAATCCCGATAAATTCCACTCGCTCTTCTGCCAGACTTACGAAATACCTTTTCCCTTATAATCGACGATGTCACCCTCGTACTTATAGTTCTTGTCCGGCTCCGAAGCATACGCTAAGATGTTTATTTTTGTCGTTCTATTCATAGCTCCTCCAAATATCAAGCTCCAGGTTGCATGGCTGATTGATCCGCATACTGCAATGCCTGAAGTTTTTTCTTCATATTGTCTAAAATATACTCGACTGTGATTTTCGTTGTCTGCGCCAGCTTTATATACTTAGAATGTTCCTCGTACCACTTGAATATCTCATAGAGATTTCCACTCTGCCAACTGAATGACCACCAATCGCAAATCATCTCGATGATGTAATCGTATGGCATTTCCAAAACGGTCTCCAGTTCGCCATCTTCCATATCATCATGAATAAGAATCCAGTGCTGCCAATGATGAGGATTTCTGTGAATATGAAGTAACCATGCTCGCTGATATCGCTGTACAACCTCATAAGAGCGATTATTTCCATAGAAATATGCATCGTATGCCTCATACTCATCCGGTTCGTTTTTAGACTGATCATGAGCAAATTCTGTATTCCACCCGGCGGTTAGGGTGTTTGTCATAAGTCCCGGTAAATTTTCAGAAAGCCAGTCGAACCCCCTTTTCACATTAGCTCGATGCCTAGCTAAATATTGATCGTATTGAAAACTCACTTTTGACCCTCCTTCTTTTTCTTTATTACCAGCTTTTCATAAAGTTCTCTCGCTTCATCTCCCTGGAAAGCATTGATAATCTCGACAGACTGATTCATTCGTTTTCTTCCTACAACCATTACTCCAGTGTCATTTTTGTTTGAAAAATCAACACTAACTAAAATACTATCTACCATTTTCAGCCTCCTTCCAGTAAATAGGTTTATCCGAATTTGCGTTCATCGGTTCTGCCAAACAGTCATTACAAGGATCAAATTTTTCTTCGAGATCCTTATGTTCGCAGGTTTTGCAATAGGTTTTGAAATCAACCTCTTTGTAAATATTTTCCATTGGACACCTCACATGTAATATCTTAACAAAATTGCATATAATCTTTGTTGATAGTCACACTCTATTAGCAGACTGTAAAAATCTTCCGCAGACATACTTTTCAACTTGATAGATAAAATTTTTAAAAATATCCACAGATTATAAATCATTGTCTCCACTTAACAAACCTCGTTTCATTAAATGTTTTCTTGTCCTTCAATGCTTTACTGATGGCAAGATCAATACCAGACCTGGATTTCAAATGGTAGTAATACAGATCCGTATATGGTGTATTCATCCTGTCTATTCGACCAGCAGACTGTGCCATGATCTTATACGAATAATTCTGAGAATAGAATATAATCGTGTCCGTCGTAATACAGTTCCATCCTTCAGCCCCGGCATTGTACTGAACTAAATATACCCATGTATCGCTAGTCGGCACTGGCTGATGTTTGTGGCCGTTCCACTCTCCAACTTCGTATCCAGAAAATATCTCTTTCAGAAGTTCAAGCTCGTAATCAAAATTGTAGAATATAATCGCTTTCGGATGCTTCTCCACAATTTCGAGTAAAGCTATTTGTCTGGACTGATCTGTATTTACAATTTTTCTCCACACATAGCACAGACCGGCAGCATTGATAATTGGCTCTTTTTTAAACGGGTCCCATCTGGTTTTTCCGACATCTTTATACATTTCGATATTGTACTTGACATAAATATCCTCATGGTGCGAAACTGTCTGGCGCTTAAAATCCATATTCACCAAGATTTTATTTCGCAATCGAATCAATCTACCAGTATTCAAATATCGGTCAACTTTAGGAAATTTGCTGAATCGACTATAGACTATATGCTCTCTTGTAAATTCGCTTCGGTTTTTATAAAATCCGTTAGCCACAAACACCGGAATATAATCCTGCCACGTATCACCAGGAGTTGCAGATAGTAATATCCACTCATTTACCTTGGCAATTTTCAAGAATGCTTTAACCCATGTTCCAGCGCCTATGACACGCTGCTCATCGAAGATAAAGAAAGCATCTTTAACATCCGCATACTTCTTGATGTTGTTCCAGGAATCAATCACAACCTTATTGGTATACAAATTCTCTTCTTTATCCGTTGATAATAGAAACGGTGAGAGTTCTTCTTCCCATTCAAATGTATCCCGTTTTCTGGCAGTTGTAATTATGTACAAATCCTTAATGTTCACATCATCCATAGGAACATACTCATCTGTTCCAAGTTCTCCGCCGTTTCGAACATAATAGTAGGCCAGCGAAGTTCTGGATTTTCCACTACCAACACCGCCACAAAGTATGCAGCCGTTTCGCATTTGCCGTACAGCATCTTCCTGATAGTCCCGTAATTCTACGCCAGCCATTACACACCTTTCGTGACGAATCCATCTTCTACCTCGACTTCGTAGCCATCGCCATCCAGATCTGCTTTGGGACCATACAAGAGCATACAGGTTGCTATGGTTTCATCGCTCTGATTCTCTGAATGATAGAACAATTGGCCGGCCGAACGATTTCCAAGATCCAACCGCATAAACATTTTTCCGAGAAAATCCTGCTCCTGGTTCTGATCCAGTGCCATAGTTGTGTACGCTGCTAATTCTGGAAATATAGCTTGCTCTTCTTTTGAATACTGACGAATAATTTTAAGATATCGCTTCTCTCTTTGGTCGTAGTTTTCTTGGTCTAAAACATTCGAGATTGAACACGCATGAAGTAAAATATAATCTCTCCACACATCCCATGCTCGATGTCTGTATGTAAGTTTCTGAAAAGATTTTAAGAATTTATTCTCCCAGTCAATTTTCGATTCAGATTTCGTAGTTACTTCCGGTGGTTTCTCATCCTTCTTTTTCGTTTCACCGAAAGTTGGTTGCCACTTGGGTGGCTGTTCTTTTGCTTTGAATGTTTTAGGTACCGTAGTCTTAATCTGTGGTTTTGACTTCGGTTTTTTCTTATTCCAAAACATAATTTCTCTCCTTTCATAAAGTAAGAGTGCCGGCTTTGACACCGACACCCTCAAAATATGTTTTTTAATTGAATGGAATATCTTCCGTCTCATCAGAATCATCATAACGACGATTATTCTTAGCATATTTAGAACTAATCGGATCGTCATCAACTTTCTGAAACACTTCCATGCTCTTAACGTACAAAGATTTGCCATTCGGACCTTCATACGGATTTAATACAACATTTACGCTCTCGACCCACATATCATCAATAACACTTACGGATTCAGCGTCCAGTAGAGTGGCGTTTTCTTCTTCAGTAACTAAATATATTTTTGGCGGCCAAGAGCTATCGTAATTAACTTTGATGACCACATAGTATCTAGGAATGAATCCCTCTTCTTCGCCCTCTCTAGGCTTAGTTAATTTAACATTATATCCCTCGTCAATCAGCCTTCTTGCCTGCTCAATGTCCGGAATGACAAGATTTGCTTTTCTCTGATCATTTCCAAAACGGTCTCTTTTCGGATCTCCAGAAAAGTTCGTATCATAAATAAATTTAGCACCTTCGATAATTACAAGATTTGTTCTCATTTTAGTCTCCTTTATTTTTTTTTAATTTTCCGGCGGATTCATTGCGTGCTTCATCACAATATCTGAAATATCATAATCAAGATCGCAATCCATGTGGAAGTTATCGTTGTTGAAATGCGGGCAGTCGAAGCATGTCCGATACTTATCCTCTCCGCAAGGCATCGCCCATGGAACAACACAATCGACATCAGCGTCATTTGCACCAAGTTCCGGAACATACGGATCATCAGATACAAACCATTCAAAGTCTCCGTACTGAGAAATAGTCTTTACAGCCTCGTCGACCAGCTTGTCATAATAGGAACGATCAATACCGCCTCCCTTTTCGAGTTCTTTTACCATCTCCGATTCCATCCAGCGATAACCTTTGGAACCGGTTGCAGCGTAATAATGACCGTCCTTTTCTCTCATCAGAAGTCCGGCTCCGTATCCATCTTTCATCGGACAGAACTGACCAACCTTTCCAATAAAGTGATAGTCGTGTCCTTTTTCGATCAATGGAGTAAGCTTCTGACATGTGGCTTCAAAAGTTGTATCAGATAACAGTCCTTTCTTATAGTCACTCTCTGCCTTGCTGAATTCTTTTTCTTCCTTGCTGACATCCGGTAATTCCTCATTCAGATCCAAATATAAAGAGCTGCTCACAGATTTTGTCTCACACATATCTTCAAATGCGATGTCTTCTCTGCTGAACAGCTTCTTAAATACATATGGAATCTGGAACTGAGTACCCGTTGCCGTCCATTTTCCACCTTTCTTTTTGTTGTCGCCAGGGACATAACCATACATCTTCTGGCATTCTTCTGCTGATTTGTACTTTGCGATATATACAGCATCATTAACCAAGCACATCCGATCATACGTAGCCTCGTGCTCAAACGTGTATCCGTATCTCTCACCAAAGTCCATAACGAACTGAATAATCTCTGGCGTTGCATCTGGGATCTTAATAGAGTCTGTCTTAATATGAGCAACCTGGAATCCGCGCTTTAGAACCTCATTCTTAAGGTCGATCATGAATAATGCTCCACGTTTCGCCACAATGTTATCGATGTTTCTTGGATCACGGAATGGATTATCAAAGGATGCCGATGTGAGACCGTATACGGAATTGATAGCTGTCTTCAGTGCATTGGCAAGATCTTTTGATGTCATCTCGCCGTCAATAACTCTCTGAATATACGGAGTAAGCTTGCCGTCCAGCATGGTATTAACAATATCCCAAGCCTCATGTTTAATGCTTACACGACCCTCAACAATATCACGGAACGCCTTCGTAAATCTCGGTCCAAACAGAACCTCAGCAATAGCACTGTGCGGATGCATTGAAGAAATATCCAGGAGTGCTGCATTTCCATACATTCCGGGTACGCCCTGTGCAAATCCGCCCTCGCCTACTTCTTCTCCACGATATGTAGATTTTCCATGGTCAAATACATACCCAGGGAAATATGGAAGAATGCTGTGAGCTTCAAATGGAACTTCGTCCTTATCGTTGTACTTCCAACCATAGTGAGGCTCCTCCATCATCTTCGGGCAGGCTTCCTTAAGGAAATCCATACTCTCCTTATCCAGCGACTCTACCGGTTCTGCCAGATTTCTGTAATGGAACTCTGATTGTGGTTTCCGGTTGTTTCCAAATATAATTCTGGTTGTAAGAGAATTCGTAGTATCATTAACGGTCATCTCTGCTAAATCTGCCAGAATCTGTCGCGCCGTCCAGTCAGCCTCAAGATAATTAAAGGCCGCCTCAGTAGCAATAACATCGTTATCACAATACTCAGCGACCTTAATCCAAAGCTCTTCCGGAACTGGTTGATCCCATGGAAGACCAAGCTCCTGGTGATGTGTTCCTGCCTTGATAATTCTTATTTTTTCGTCTGAGAATCCTTTTTTCTTGAGATCGTCATCGGTGAGGTTTCCCATCTCAATTTCCAATTTCTTAAGACTCTTCTTATTACCAGCCGAAGCGAAATCATACACATCCGTATAGGATACGTTGTACGCTTCTCCAAAGAAACAGTTCCGTCCTCCGTTGATGATTTTCTGCGAAAGGTTATAGAGCTGTTCGTTTGTATAACCCATCAACCTTGCGTACAGAATATGGTTATCATATCTCCGACAGTTGAAGCCAACCAGTCTGAACAGCATCAGCTCCTCGATCTCACTCGGAGACGGGTTAATCATTCTTACAACAGGCTTTCCCTCGCCCTCGATCTTCCAGTTCACAAGGAATAAGTTTGGGAAAACCTCAATATCATAGAATACCAGCTTTGCATCATCGTTTTTCACCGCTGTGGACGGATCTGCGGATTTAAACTGCATTTTGTTGACCAACTTAATACAGTAATCTGCCTGATGAGTGCTGTTTGCTGCAAATGCTAATACTGCATTGCGCATATCTGTGACATCGTACTTCAAATCACTTCCATACGCATCTTCCAGTATCTTGTAGATAAAATCGATACTGGGCTTAGTTCCCGGATGTATCTCTTTATTAAGATTCCGTTTGATCAGTGTTCTAAGCCCTTTCTCGCTCTTAATCGCTTCAAAATTTACCATTTTTTGTTCTCCTTTCAGCGGTAAACCGGAGCTAATTGTTGCGATAGGCAAATTATTACACTTTGACAGCATACGCCGTAAAGAGCTTTTGCCCGTGAACACCTTAACTTCAACATGGTCGTCATATACTCTGCTAAGCTGCGTCGGATCGCCGGTATAAATATAATGAAGATGTATACCTTGTCCCGATTTACTAAGCTCGGCATAGGTCGGCGGCCACTTACTTGCTTCTGCTAAATTCTTTTCAAATGACTTATTTCCAGACGAATCTGAAATATCAAAGTCAATCACGATATGATTCTCCGGAACTTTCACATAATGAAGTTTTTTCGTATCAATTCCAGATAATTTCGTGCGAACAGAATCCCATTTTTTCTGAGGTGTTTCGTTTTCCGAAGCATACTGCGCGGGGCATTCCGAGCACACATCATCAAATATAGATTCAGTGCTATCGAATTGGATCAGTGCCGGTTTGACTACTTCTGCCTTTTCCTCTACAGTTTCTTCTTCAAATTTTTCTGTCCTGAACCCGATGTAATAGCTTCTAACCCGAGTTCCATCATCCAGATTAAAGCGTTCCTGAAAATCATGAAAATAGTTTTTAAGTTCCTCTTTGAACACCCTCTGTGAGAACGGGAACCCGACCTTGGCATCGTCACAGTAGGTTTTGTACATCTCCCATGCGGCTTTCAAGGTTGTCCCATTTTCTTTCTTAAATACATGATACGAATCGATAATGAAGTTATAGAAATCATTAGATGCACCAAGCATCGTAATCGGAATATAATCGTCATAACGACCAGGATTGTTCAAATATACCTCCTGGCAGTGGTAGGCGATAGCTCCCAACTCAAATTCCACTTGCTTCACGATCGTTTTGTATTCTTTTGGATTCAGCTTATTTCCAGACGGCGATACATCAATCAATCGTCGAATCAGACCGGACTTCGCATCTGTAATCTTGACCGGCTTATTCGTTCCCATAAACAGGAAACATTTAAACCGGTTTGCGTATGTAGACTTGAATTTTTCGTTCACAGTCATCAACTCATGAGATACTAAACTGTTTAATCTGGTGTTATCCTCAATTCTCGATAAATCACCATCGTGCTGAATGGCAACCAGAGGGTTCGTTTTAAATGCTTCCAATGCAAATGAATTGCTGGAAGATCCAAGTGCTTTTGCGTCAAATACAGAATAGTATCCGTCGAAAAGCTGCTGAATAATGTTAAGAACTGTGGATTTACCGGTTCCAGCAGCTCCGTATAAAACCATAAATTTTTGCAGTTTTTTGGATTCTCCAGATACGATTGACCCTATAGCCCACTCGATTTTTGTCCGCTCTTCTTCCGAATATAAAGTGGACATCAATTTCTCATAGGCAGACAAATCGCCAGCTTCAAGCGGATAATTCAACTTTTTGCTGGCGTAGTCTTTTTTATTAGTTTCTGTATTGGAAAATATAAGTTTGTCGTCCAACGTATGAAAGCTGTCCCTCATCTGTTTCTGACAATACTTATGCCATGAGTCGATCATACCCGACTCGGCATCCCACATATGCAGGACTTTAATATCGGAGTTAAAACGCTGGCGGTTCTCCTCAGCATATCTATCCAGTTCGCGGTCAATGAGCTGCAAGGCATCTTGCTCGTCCGTAGACCATAAACCACGTTCCTCAATCCAGATAGCATAGAAATCACCACCTCGAATCATTAGATCGGTGCTTTTTTTAATAATGAACTTTGGATAGATTTCTATTACTCCACGTTTCGTTGAACGTGTTGAAATCACCATAAAGTCGATCATCGCATTTTTTACTCTCCTTCCGGACGCTTAAGTTCCTCGATTTCCTTTTCCAACTTTCTGATACGCAATGCCTGGTCCTTCTGCTCGATTTTCATAACAACCAGGTTTGCGGTTGTCATAACAGCAAAGATTGTAAGCTGCTTATTAAAGCTCCGCTGTTTACTGACTGCTCTTGTGACAACGTCTAATCTTTTCTCAGATGACCGTAAGCTGCTAAAAATATAAGTAAGCATTTCGCCCATTACTTCTTACCTCCTCTTAATCCATTCATGAAGCTTTCAACAGTCTCAAACCGCCAATTTCCTTCATTGTTGAATGTAAATATAAATTCCTGATGGTTCTTCTGACGGATACGAATACTGTTCTTTCCATTCTGGAACCAGGTTTCTACCTTATCCCCAGCGTACTGAGGAAAATATAACTCGAACCACTTGTATACCTCACTATGGCTCATAACGCCCTCCTATCTGATATTGTCGAGATACCAATTGGCCTGATACCAAATCTCAATATCTCTCATATCATATCTGCAATGCTCGATTGTGAATAAACCACCCTTGCCATCCCGTCCGTAGTCACGATTCAGGAATCGCCGAATAACATCGATGGCATGAGCCTTGTCAAATCTGGAATCATCCATAGAACCCAACCCAAGGCTCACGATCATATCCCAAAACCACTGGCCCGTCCGATTACCGATGTCCGGATCATCCATGATGTGCTCTTCTAAGCGTATAGCAAGGGCAATAATCATTTCTAAAACACTGCACGGACGATTATCCAAATAACTTGCAATCATACTATCCCGGTATCCCTGCTCATTTCCGAATCTGTACCGAAGATCGATTCCATCGTCATAACGATTACTATCAAGGGCAATCGTAAACGTAAAATCTGTATCATGAAGCAAATATAAAAGCTTACGATACGACAATCCTCGTGAATACTCATCATCGCATACAAGCTGGTACATCCAGTCAAAATATGCATTGTTCAGCTCATCCCGTGTCATCATACCTCCATCTGATGCGGCATATCTTCAGCTACCTCGGAATAGGTTCTCTGATCAAGGAGAATCTCGTAGTCGCATTTTCTTGCGTCATTACGGACAAAGACGGAGTCGTCCTCATACTCTCCAAAATGATTCAAAGAATCAATTCCAACAGCATCTTCCACATCCTCAATTACTTCATCATTTTCATCAGCAAGCACGCCGTCTGCATAGTAGGTAAGGCTGATCTGCTCATACTCTTCATCGTCACCAAACTGCTCCGGCGGAATCACATACGGACCGGCTTCAGAAACCGGCTTTTCTTCCTCGTCCGAACCGAAATCAGAATATCGGGTGTAACCCTCTTTTTTCAGACGTTCCGCATACTCTTTAAGATCTGGTTTTTCTTTGTCCGCATCTTTAATACCTTCAGCAACGGTTTTCTTTACGGACTGATCCTTTAATTCCTGCTCACGTCTTAAGAAAACCTCTTTTACAGAATCAATTTCCTCCTGAGCGAGCGCTTCGTATTTATCCTTAAGCAGGTACCATGTCACTACCGATCCAGTCGCAGCACCAATGATAAATGCCAAAGAAAACAGAGATTTGTTACTCATCTTCGTCCTCCTCGTTCCGAATTGTCATAACGGTAAGCGCAAGCCCACCGAAAAGTAAAGAGGCACTCAACAGAATGCCTCCTGTGATATGTCTTTTTCTTTTGGTATCCAATATGTAATCCATCATGGATATAAAATTTCCAATGCCATCCATCAGTGATGCTCCTTTCCGCCCATAAGAACGGCCAGACCACTAACAAAGCAAATACCAGCAAATGCTGAAAATGTTAATCCCATAAAACCTGTCATAATTCAGGACTCCTTTCTATTCATAGCTCGAAAAATAATGGTTACCTACTTGAAACATCGGTCTTCCGTATTTTCCATATTCACCAGCCGTGAAGAATATCGTATCTACATTAGTTCTGGATTGCAGTTCCTCTTCAACTAACTGGCAAATATCATCGTCTACAAAGCACTTATCAACTCTCCCATTCCACATGGATGAAAACTGATTTGCTTGATATACAACACCGTATACTGTATCCGGGAAATATACGGAATCAACACGATTTAATATGGTGTCGATCACTAATCGCTTTCCTTCCTCGCATTCGCCCTCAGCTTCTGCCATAGTTACAAGAGCAATCAGCTCAATATCTTCCCGTGGCAATAGTGTATCCTCCACATACTCTTCGATTTCAACTGCCGACACCGTTTCCTCTAAGGGTTGCTCAGAAATAATTACAATAGGATCAATAGGTTCAGCTTTTAAAGTCGGCTGTATTTCGATATATTCATATCGGTTTACCTGTTCTGCCGAGCAGACAAAACCTGTGCAAATAATCGCAAATACGCAAAGAGCAGGAAGGACCACAATACGAATATAATTTCGCATATGTATCCTCCTCAAAAAATTAGATCAGATCGAGAATCGGTCCGTCTACATTGAACTCCATAAGAATAGCTTTCTCGTAACCGCCATCCTCAGTTTCACGGTTGGTTTCCAGAATACCGAAATCAACGAAGTTGTCGCCGTTTTCATTTCCCTCCGGTTTATAAATCCAACCAACAGTCTGGCTCATCTTAGTACGCTTAATACCGAGCTGATCGTATACATCGCTAAGGAATAAATATCCATTAGCCTTGAGCTTGTCGTTTGCCAGATTCTGCTGAGAACGCAGATACATAAGGTTGTAATCCATATTGGATTCGTACGCCTCACAAGTATCATCAAAGAAACGGGCATAATCGTTCGTAGAAGGTGCTGCTACATCTACGGTAGACTTCACCTTTTTCTCTTTACCACTGTCTGGATCAGCTACGGTTTCCTCAAATTTCTTTGCTTTGATGTTGTAGCGAAGTTCTTTATCAACCTCCGCGCCAAAGCGCTCAACAACCCGATTTCTGTACTCCTTGAAAGTCTTATCCACAGTTGCATAAGCGGCTGCCAGTGCTACATTTCTCTTCTTGAGAATATTGTGAGACGCAACAATACTTGCGATAGATAATGTTCCAAGAGCAACAGCAGGAGCATAGAGCTTAGCGACTTTTACACCAGCCTGTACATAAACGATAGTCAAATCTTTCTTTGCGTCGTCCTTAGAATACTCCGCCGCCAGTTCCTCATTTTCAGCACATTTATGAATGGCATCAATATCTTTCTTGGACTTCTCCAATACGCTGTCCAACTTAGTTGTTGCATGGCAAGCCATAACAGCACTTGCAACAGCGCCAACAACACCAGCCACTACCAGAATCTCAGGGCTATGCTTCTTAAGTTTCACACTTACTTTGCTGAAGGTCGTGGAAACGTTCTTCATGATTTCTTCTTTCTTCATATCAGTTATTCTCCTCTTCAATTTTTTCTTTCTTCTCTAAATGATCGATCAAGTGCTGTGTGTACCACATGATCTTTTTCAAATCCTGAATGCCGTTTTTATTTTTCCAGCGGCACGCATACTTGATAATGTTACCAGTATCGGTCGCTTCGATACCTTTTAAATCGAAAGTGAATGCCTCAATAACATCGATCACTTCCAAACCTGTTTCTGACTGATAATGGCTCGGATGAGACACCATTTTATCATTTGATTCGTACATAAATATCCCCTCCTAGTTCAACGGTAATGCCTTCGGAAGTTTAATCATGTATCCGTCTCTTACACGAATTACAGATGCATTCCGAATATCGGTCCAACCGTATTTATTGTCTGTATAGTTGCCAGAAACGCCAACCAGATCATAGAAGTCAGCGACACTAACTACCTGGTATGTAGCAATAAGCTCGTCCATTCTTTCCAGGACATCTTCTGCTTCGCCACGAGATTCCAGAATGATATCATCGTAATCGTATCCAGTTCGCGTTCTTGACACGTTTCCCGAATCTCGTCGATCCCGATCGTCATAATACTTACGGTAAGAAATCTTGGATGACGTTGACGATCTCCCGCCCCTTGAGTTTCCGCTAACACCAAGGAATGCTCTGACAGCATCCAAGATAATGTCTTTTACGGCCGGAACCACAATGTCTTCAAAAATATAGCTTTTTACATCGTCTACATCTTCCGGAACAAATACGTTTGTAATCTTCTGAAGACCATTCTTTTTCTTCGATTTGACAGAACCACTGACAACCTTTTCAACTCTTTTCTCCGGAATATCATCATTCTGGTTCTGTCGTGATTTATGGGAATTGGATTTGTATTCCTCCATCTCTAAATCTCCTTTCAATTAACCGTTACCACTTTTCCAGGGAGGGTTATCCTCGTACTTGGAATACGGTTTGTTTTCTTCTTAAACTGATACACCAGATTACTCCTGGCTTTCTTTTCGGATGCAGCGTATGTAGAACCCTGCCATCTATTCGCAACGCAGGTATCAAACTCCATAACCGGTCCATCATACATATACTGATTCATAGGACACCTCCCTTAAAAAGCAAAAGGGAAAGCACCCTGTTATAGGTACTCTCCCTCTGTCTGAATCATCGATTCAATTCTTATTCAGAATCCTCTTCTGTCTTTTCATCGATATCCGTAAACTCTCCGTCGACGATATCGCTATTCGGCTGAGTTACAACCGTCTTACGATTCTCACGCCAGTTCTTGAATTTTGCTGCTGCCGGAACGACTACGAATTTGTAGGTTAATGCACCTGCAATCATAGCCAATCCGATAGTTGTTGCTTTCTTCATACCGCCGTTAGAAGCCGCCTTCACGATCTCCTCAGTAGTTGTTTCGATAACCTCTTCGTTGTTGTTCATGATTTCGTTGTTCTCCATAATATGTTCTCCTTTCAGATTTGAAATATGTGGTTCTTCCATAATAGTGTTTGTAAATTCTGCGAACCTTACATTAAGCCACGGAAGTCATACCTCGGACCATAGCCATAATCAATAACCAGACAAGGTGTTCCATCCGTAGCAAGCTGGGAACTAAATCTCAGATCGATATATCCATTATCAATATTCCAGCCAAGATCATCGCCAAGCTTAATAGGCTCTAATCCGACCTCATAATAGAAATCATTAAGTGAAATATACATTTCATCTCGCATTTGACGATTTAATTCATTCTCAGCCTTTTTTAATTTGTCGATGTCCGACTTAAAATATCTTCCGGATACAGCATCGAAACATAATGTATCGCCTTTTGCTGTGACGATAACTTCTTTGTTTTCAACTGGATTTTTCTCAAGACGTTCCTTAGCAACGGCATCCCTCACAGTCTGTTCTTTTTTCTCGCCGATTGTTTCTACCACCTTTTTCTGATAATCTCTCAATGTCGATTCGGAAATGGTATATGCCGCAGTCAGAGCTGCATTTCTTCTGGCATTAACAGAACTTGCCCCGATAAGACAAGCTACTGATACTGTTCCGGTAACTACCGCTGGAATATAACATTTCCAAGTAGTTTTAATGGCGTCAATCGGTTCCAGTTTCTCGGTGTGCTGACGACGTTTTTCCTCATCTAATAATTGGATTGCTTTAGGGGTGGCTCGTACAGCCATTACGGTAGTTGTCACCATTCCAGCAATTCCAACTCCGGTGAGGATTTCGGGACTATGCTTTACTGTAGCTGTTTTTACATTTCTACAGATCTTAGTCAAATTAGGTTTCTGCATTTCAGTCTATCCTCCATAAAATATAAACGGGGCACATGGCCCCGCGATTTATCTAACCAACCAGAATTCCGGACGAACCCCATAAGAGTACGAAGCGTAGTCGCAGTACGAATTGCCACCGCCGTACACAAGGGCAAAGTTAGCCGAAGAAAATTCCTTTTTAGTAGCATTGCGGAGCCAGCCGAACTCACAATCGTTTTTGTAATAAGCAACGCGGTTTCTTCTCTGTTTCATAAGAGGAAGCTGCTCATCGCCATCAGCTTCAATGTGATCTCGATCCCATTTATCGGCCCAGCCGCAAATCTCTCCGAGAGTCGGGATTGATAAACCGGTCATTCTCTGCTTAAGAACCGCAGGGAACATATTGTACAGCTCGGTATCGATCCACTTTTTCAGATCGGACTGAGAATATCCGCCAGCATTGCCACCATCTTCATTCATCGGGCGTTTGGCAACATAATCGTCGAAAATGAATAGCACCTTATTGTTCGTAATTTTCTGAACTGTTGCTGTAAAGTTTCCGAGCTTTCCTAAAGGAACCATCATTTTATCGCCAACTTTAATGTCTGCTGGAAGGATAGAATACGGATTATGTACCGTATCTCTAAATAAGTTCAAGGTCGCCTCAACATCAGCTCTGCAATAGCGAACTGTATCGCCAATATCAAATGTCGGAAATAACGGTCCCAAATCGATCGCATAACAACCCTCTGATTTTCCCTTTTCGTCAAGATCGATGTACTTTCTATACATCCTCTCTACCGTCGGAACATCGATGCCTCTTTTGGTTAAGTTGATAATTTCTTCTCCTAATGTCATTTCTCTTGTACACATAGTACGTTCTCCTTTCAGAATATAAAATTTTTATTTGGTAACTACGAAATTAGCAGGTCAATAATCCACTCAAGCATATCTTTCGCACAAGAAAAAACATAACTTGTTCGTGGATTCACACATGAATATGAATCACATTCATCTCGAAATGATTCAATCACAATCAGCGGTGGTATCTCTGGGTGTTTGCAGAGTCGTATTAACACTTCTCTTCCAGCCCATCTCATATAACTTGCCTGCTCAAAGTCATAACCGCGCTGAATTACTGGCATTGTTGCGATAGCATAACGGACAGTATAAATGGCTCTTTCAGTAGGTGATTCCATTTGTCTCCTCCAAAAGAAAAAGCGAAAGAGTCTTGTTAGGACTCCTCCGCTTCATTTTTGTCTCTCTGGGCAAGTGCTTCACCGACCTTTTCTTCAATTTTTTCGTCCATTTTCTGTTCATTCACCCAATCGGTAATAAGGTTTACACCTACGCCGATCACGGTTGCTGCTACTCCAATAGCCTTAATCCATTTACTTTTATTGTTCATAATGACACTCTCCTTTCATAATACAGCTTGTAATTTCTGCGAATAACCGGATTTATTCAGAATCCCAGTCAGCATCTGGGACCCAATCCATATCGATAACCAATACTTCAAGTCCATCATCCAGTGTTACTTTGGAATGATTAAAATCAATCCAGTATATCCCCGTATCAATACTCCATCCAACTGTATCTCCTCCTTCTAAAGGTTCAAGACCAAGCAGTTGATAGAAATGATTTGCCGGTAAATATCCGCTGATGACAAAATCGCGATTCAAATGATATTCCGCCTGAATAACTCTGTTAATAGAGCTTTCGAAATATCGATTGGAATAGGCATCGTAGAATAATCTTTCGTTGTTCGGATCATGCTCATCGAAGTCGAGCGAACTGTTTCTAACCAGTCCGGTTGAAGTAATATACACGTCCTTAGCCTTTTCTGCTGCAATAGCATCAACTATTTTCTGGTGAGCCTCTTCGCCGTACAATTCCCTCAGCTTATCCTTATAGTTGTTATAAGAATCATTCAGCAACGCATAGGCACTGGTAAGTGCTGCCTGTTGGTGTTTACTCAATACATTTGCACCGAATATACAGAATATGGTTGCCGTACCGCTGATTGCCGCCGGAATATAGCAGACCCATGCCGATTTAACAGCTTCAAGTTTGCTATAAGCCTCTGGATCACCTTTGTGATTTGCCTTACTATCAGCTCTGATTTTACGAAGAGCTTTTGGCGTCGCACGTACAGCTAATACCGATGTTACAATAACGCCAGCCGCACCAAGACCAGACAATATTGTCGGTGATGCTTTTCTCAGATAGATTTTCGACCCCTGAGCGAGTCTTTGAAGATTTGGTTTCTTCATCATGTTCTCCTTTCGTTTTTATTTCATAGCATGTAATAAATCCAGGACATCTGTGGATATGTCCGCTGCTACTGAAAACATAAAATTGTTATCCGGATTGATTTTTGAAAACTGATTCATCATTCGCCGGAAGTCGCCAACAAATGTGATGAAATCTTCAACCGATCCAGATTTCTTTGGATAAAGTCTACCGACGATGTATCTTTTCAACTCATCAATAGCCCATACCGAATAGCTCGATTTTTCAAGCTCTTTCTTCCATTTCCAACCTAGTGGAAACCACGCATCCATCTGATACGTATCGCATAACAATAAGTCAAGTTGTTCGATAGACATCCGTTCTCTCCTTTCTGCAAAAATAAAAGAGAAACAGGATGGACTCGAACCATCGACTTCGGGACTTTAATCGTCTCGCGCTCTCCCAACTGAGCTACTGTCTCTCATAATATGCCTTGTAAATTTTGCGAAGTAAAAGGAAAGAGGCGTTGTATGCGCCCCTCTCTGTTAATTTAAACCAATGCTCTTTAAGATACTCATCAGCTCATCTTTATCGAGTTCTGCATCTACATCCAGGTGAAGATGAGTCTTTCCATCGTTTATAGTAGTAATAGCCTCGTTCAACTGAATATCAATGTTGTATCCCGTTTTCTTACGTATTACCATCTTTATTGCTTTGGAAATGATTCCTCTCGTGAATTTCGATACTATTCTCATTTCATCCATGCTCCTTTTACTCCTTTCAAAGCTTCGGTTTTTCATAAAAGGAATTGTAAAAATCGCTAAATATCTCGCCTGTCAAAACAAGTTTCCCATCGCTGACGTTGGATTGGTTTCATTTTTAATGCCCACATTATTTGTCTTATAGTGACGGTTGGATATAATCCGTCCGTACACTCTCCGGATCGACTGTCGAAATATTCCTTGAATTTTGGATGTAAATATAAAGAGTCTGTCAGCCACGAATCGACCTCTGTCCAATATGTACTTTTTGTATCCGCATTAAATCGCTGCTGAATCACCGCCAGACCTTTATCCCCTATCGTAAATAAAGTGCATCGATCATACACAGGATGATTGCAAATATAAAGTTCACCGTACATCGACAAATAGATGTCTGGCTTTTGATAATGGTACCGCATTTCTATCTCCTCATAGCAAAAAGAAAAGAGCCTTAGATTTCTCTAAGACCCTCTCCTACTTAGCTTATGTTTTTAATCGTCTGAATCTTCCTCGGAATCATCATTTGCAATGCCCAATACTTCTTCTCTGGTTGGGTATAAGTTCTCATATTCTTCATTGCCTTCACGACCGTAATCATCTAAATCTATACTGTGGCCGCAGTGGGGACACACCAGTGTATCTTCCCACTCATCCTCGAACTCCATTAAATGCCCACACTCATGACAGATATACTCTCTGCTGAACATTGCTTTAATTTGCTCCTCGTTAAAAATACTCATAGCTAAATATCTCCTTTCGTACTGTCCAGCTCCTATACATAATAGTATACAAGCTGTTGTCTGTAGTTCAAGAGATAAAGCTTTATTCTCTCATAATAGCCCTTGCATTTTTCACGAGAAAAACGAAGAGGACATGCATTACACACGTCCCCAACGTTTCAGAATTTCCTCTCTACTTCTTCGTAGGTCTAAAACGGTTGATTAACCCTTTGAATGTTGAAGATGTGAAGGTTCCAGTTTCTTCAAACTTAAATCCTTTATTCATCCAGATGCCATAACACATCAACGGAATCAATAATTCTGCCGCTGCAATACCAACTCTGAAATATCGATCCTTAACCTGCTCTGCGATCTGCCGCTCTTTGAAGTCACCATCTTTCGTAACAGACTCTTTGTCCATAATACGCCGATTGTACTTCTCATCAGCATCCCACACGCTCTTGTTTTCTTCGATTCTCAGCTTGTAAAGCTTCGTCAAATCGTCAATCGCTGTTGATTTTTCTTTGGTTCCGGATTGCAAATCAGATAAAGCCTTAATCTGTGCTGCAATCTCCTCACTTAATAATTCATCGATGTTTTTCTCTTCCATTTCGTTCTCCTTTCAAATAATTATTAGGTTTCATTCCATAATAGAGAGTGTTATTTGTGCGAAATATAATTTTTAAGCTCTACTCGCAAACGTACGTAACGCTGCTTATAAATTGCATCCACGCCAGACCGATCTAATTCGAGAAATAAATAAGGTCCGCTATCTGGATCTGATTCATCGACCCTAAGCGAACCCACCGGTTTTTCCCTAAATATAAATCGAGACAATAACACTCCAACCATTATTCCGATCAGTAATCCAATCATCAAGCTCACTTCTGCTCCTCCTTCCAAAATGTTTTCTGAAAAATACCACCAGGCAATTTTTCAAATATCAAAATAACATGTTTCACGGTAACCTACGTACTGTATCTAACCTAGGATAAAAAGAAAAGAGCCCTTGTTAGGACTCCTTCTCATTTTTAATGTCTCGTCTTTTAAGAAAATCAATTTCTTCTTGGCTATATCCCTCTTTCAATAATTCTTCATCCGAAAACTCATCGATATGGGTTAAAAACCACTCTTTAATTCTACTCATAATGACATTCTCCTTTCATAAAGGGAGTTGTAATTACTGCGTGTTCTCACCCTCGTACACCGTTTTCTTCCGAAGATCAGACCATGTAATATAACGGTCCTTCTTACATACCGGGCAAAAGAATTTGCTAATCTTCCCGCCGATATCCTCAAATTCCTTGCTCTCACCCTCAAGTCTGCTCTGGCAATTCGGACAGTTAAACCGGTATACCTTCTTCACAGCTCTATCAACAATCTTCATATCACTTCCGCTCCTTGTTAAGTAACCAGAAAAATCGCCTGTACAATTCGTAATAAACATCCTTGCAGCATGGAATTTCTAATCTAGCTTTGAGAATGTCATAAGACCATCCCTCTGTTACAGCTTTTAAAATATACTCCGCCAGTTCTCGATCAGTCTGCTCTGCTACCCTCTCAACCATATCTGTACGCTCAGAATAATATGTCTTAGCCATGGCGCATTTTGCAGTTGGATCACCAAGCGTACTGGTTACTACGAACGATGCCAAATCTTTCGGTGGATTAGCGTACCCATCAAGAACCGAATAAGCTTTTCTCCAGATTGGATACTGAAGACAAAAATGCTTCAGCTCGTAGTAACGGTGCTTTTCTATCCAATAAGGATTCTTTTCAGATAGTTCCGGACGTATTGTTGTTCCCATCAGCGTTTCTCCCCTTTCCATACATAGCCTGTCTCTTCATACAAACGCTTTGGTGAAATATAGAAATTGATGCGTCCGTACTTAGAATTCATGTCCTCGATTTTTGTCACCAGTTGACCGTTCCTTGTAGCTTTTCCGATTGGCAACCATCCAGATATAATGCCAGCCCTAACCCAGGATGCATCTTTCCCATAAATTCTTGCTGCAACCATTACTGGAACTGAGCCAGTTGCAAACTCATTTTCATTCATTGGCTATTACCTCCTTTCAACGGCTATTCTAGGTTAGGAACGGCATTTAGTAAAAACAACCTCGGTGGATATGGGCAAAAAGAAAGAGGCTTTGCTAAGCCCCTGTTCTCATTTTGTTAAACCGTAGTTTCTGTAACCGAATACGCATTACAGTCAATTCCTTTCCGATGTTTTCCTGCTGACGATAATCCTTACTTCTCAAAAGCATATCCTCGAAAAATCGAATTTTATTCAGCAGATGTCTTTCTTCTACACTCATATCGCACCTCCGTAAATATGTATTCTATTCATAAAAGCAGTTGCGATTTATGCGCCTTCCAACGTATCATAGTCATCTCACATGGATAATCTTCATATCCAAAAGTCTCGCAAGTGATCAGTCCCTCTATAACACCGGCTATTATTTCCGATTCGTATTGCTTGTATGGGTAAATATAATCTGGGAGATATCGATGTATACATCCGCATTCGGAGCATTGATACCTCGGAACATTCACCCATTTGCTCACACGACCTTTCGTCCGTACAATTCTTCTAACTTTGTCATAGTATTTCAATTTTCCACCGCAGTCCTGGCAGGTTGATGTATTGTTACTGATCATATACCTAACCCTTTCTATCCTAGGTTAAAATATAAAAATTTAGTGTAGGAGTTGACAATTCCTACACTATGATATATGATTACTAACGATAAATCAACAATCCAACATAAAATCTCGGTTCATTATCATGAGGAGGGATTTAATATGCTGATACAATGCCCGGAGTGCGACTTACAGGTAAGCGATAAAGCAAATACCTGTCCGCATTGTGGATACCCGCTGAAACCAGACGCAAAGCCCAAATCGTCTCGTAAACCAAATAAGCGCAGACGGCTTCCAAACGGTTTCGGTCAAATAAGTGAGATTAAAGGTAGAAATTTAAGGAACCCTTTCCGTGCAATGGTTACGATTGGAAAGGACAAGAATGGCAAACCAATATGTAAGCCGTTGAAACCGGAGTCATACTTTCCAACATACAATGATGCATACACAGCTCTTGTGGAATTTAATAAGAATCCGTATGACCTGGAACCGTCTATCACAGTCAAGGAACTGTACGACAAATGGACACCGGAATACTTCAAGACTCTGAAGAGTGACGACAGTGCCAGAGCCACAACATCAGCTTGGCAATATTGCTCTGCTGTTTACGATATGCGAGTCATGGATGTTCGTGCAAGGCATATAAAAGGCTGCATGGAAGAAGGTGTTGCCACTGTAAGAGGACAAGAACAGACACCAAGCGCATCAATGAAGAACAAGATAAAGACGCTCTTCAATCAGATGCTCGACTATGCTGTTGAATATGAATTGGTGGATCGGAACTATTCGAGGACATTCAAGCTTACAGATGATACCATTAAAGAAATACAGGCTGTCAAAAAAGAACACATCCCATTCTCTGACGATGAGATGACTCTTCTGTGGGAGAATCTCGGACATAAATATGGGATTGAGTTCATGATTATTCAATGCTATTCTGGATGGAGACCCCAGGAGTTAGGTCTGATAGAATTAGCAGATGTTGATTTATCGAACTGGACATTTAAAGGTGGAATTAAAACCGATGCTGGTGAAAACAGAGTTGTACCGATTCATCCTCGGATAAGGGACTTGGTTTCCAAATCATACGAAGAGGCTGATCAACTTGGGAGCAAATATCTTTTCAATTATACAGATGAAGATCGCCGCGGTAAGAATACCAAGTTGACATACAATCGGTATAGCAAAATATTCAATCGCATTCGGGACGAGCTTAAACTCAACCCGGATCATAGACCTCACGACGGCAGAAAGCATTTCGTAACCAAATGCAAAGATGCTAAAGTCGATGAATACGCTATCAAATATATGGTCGGACATAAGATTTCAGATATCACCGAAAAGGTGTATACAGCCAGAGAATTTGAATGGCTAAGAACTGAAATAGAAAAAATAAAATGACTTGTATTTGACGCTCAAATATAGGAATAGCGGTATAGGAGTAGTGCAGGAATAATGTATGAATTACCTACATTTTCCCACTTTTTACTACTCTTAACCGCTTCATAATTCCTTGATTTTACCGGATTTTCTCGGTATAAGTCACCTAACAAGTTTCTATTAATATATCTTAAACTAAAAAGCTTTTATAATAATCATTTGACACTTATTAATCAGTGTATATCTAGCGTTACTTTTTATGCAGCCCCTCTATACAAATTCACATATAAGGAGATGAATACCATGACAAATAAAAAATGGCGGATGTTAGCATGTATCTGCATCTTTGCCCCCATTTCCATTGAAATAGCCTTATTTATCATCACCTATCTGACGGATATGAACTTTGGGTACCTTGGTTTTTTTAGCATACTGGTTCCAGTGTTCCTATTGACCGCCCATCTTATTTCCAAATATAAAATAAAAGAGGACTAA